TCCACACATCATTCCAATGTGTATTCCAACGTGACTACCTTTTTTAAAGAGTGGTTTTTCTCTTGTCCTGTAAGTCTATTCAATACTTTGTCTACCCTAGTGAGTAATTAATTCCCTAAGTGCGACTCCCTATCAACACTCTCCAACTTGCGGTCTTTGAGTGCCCCAATTCACAATACATGTTGGGGATTAAGCCACTTTCAACTTACAGCGGGGCCAACTTTGCGTTTACAATATTGGAATTGAACCAATAAATGTCAGATTAGAATTCTGATTGACAACCTTTGTCAGATTGAACTATCCATGATGTGTGACCCCTGTGGATTCATAACCTTGCGATTACAAAATACCACACACCATATATCTTTCCCTTTTGTATCGGTACTCAATGGTTTTTCAAGATTTTGTCTGCCTCCTCACAAAGACACCCAATACCTATCAAACTACGAACCGCCCTTGACACTACTCTCAGACTATGTTCATTATCCCTTATCTTTCATAAATGGAATGTTTGGTATGTAGTATTTCGGTACCACCCGAAACTCGTTTAGACCAGTGTTACCCACCTAAACTTTTTCCTACACATCCGTCATTACTTATGTCCACCTACTACAGTGAACACCCTTTACGGGAAGATGAGACTTGTTTGGTTATCCATTCGAAAATGGCGGGGAAGTGATAGAACTTACCCCTTTCGTTACGTTTCCGTAATTTATTTGTTGACACCAAACTGCCAATTTTATATTTTCAAAGATCGTTCTGTTTCAATGTTTGTCTACTATAACAACTTGTTCTGTCTTTGTAAACCACCTTTTTAATTTTAATTTTGGTGCGGGTAGTAGGGTTTGAACCTACGACGTACGATTTAAAAGACCGTTACTCTACCAACTGAGTTATACCCGCTCAGTTTTTAATGGTAGGGATGACAGGAATCGAACCTGCATTGTACGAGTTAAAAGCCCGTTGTAAAACCAATTTTTACTACATCCCCACAGACACATTTGTTTTACGTGTCCGTGGGAGTGTGTTAATCTCTTATCCCAAGAACACGATGAGTTTATCTTGTTTTCGTTTCATCGTTAATCTCCTGTTTATTTTTTGTCAATAACTAAATTCATTTCTGTAACATATTTTCTTAAAATAACATAAGTTCCAAACTTATGTGTAATATTATACTTTTCACTATCCCTTGTCAAGAACCAACTATAAATTTTATAAAGTTCTCTGTAATCGGTGTTTGTCAACTGTCTAACCGACAAATTACTTTCACGGTTGAATCTAATCGTCAAAACCCAAATATCTGGCAGTTTAGGTCTTGGTGTCTTTGGAAGTGTACCATTAATCGTAAAAAACTTGTATACCCATTCCTTCATACTCACACCTTTCGTTTATTAACACTGGAAATAAATGTCATCAACGATTTCAATATCCGTTAACGATTCCAACTCTTCAATTGCTGATGTCTGTGTAAGACTCTTTAAGTGTATTTGTGGATAACACCATCCAGTTTTTACATTCTGGAAAGATTTGGTCACATCCTTTAACATAAAATAGTAACCTTCATTGTCAATACTCTTTAATAATATACCTTTTCCAAGTAGTGTTTCATTATCCATACAAATTCCTTTATTGGATGCCGATCTCTCCCCAACTTCAAAATCCTAAGTGGTATCGACTACGCTCCCACTAACTTAGACCTTCTACGTGGAAGAATCCCTCTTTTCGTTCTCCACACCTCAGCGTGAAGTTTTACGACTCTTACCTACCTTGACCACGATATCGTTTGACACCACGTTTCTTATTCCGTTTTTTCTTTTCTGGTCGTGAACATTTACCACCGCCAATCGTGGTCACCATCTTTCTACCATTAATCGATTTGTCGTTTGCTGTTGTTCCTCTGATTTTCTTAGCCATTTCGTTTCCTTCTGTTAGTGGTTAATTTCAATAATAATAACACTCTGTTTCAATAATGTAAACTATCTTTTTAAAAATGGTAGGAGTAGAGGGATTCGAACCCATCACTTTATGCCGTTTAAAGACACTGACTCTGCCAATTGGTCTATACTCCCATATAAACTTAGTTGTTGATAGTGGTCGTTACCCCACTAATTCTTCCGATTTCCACGGTTACTCGCTGTGTATTGGAACAGGTTACACCTGCACTTCCCCGTTTATAGGGTGTCTCCTAATTACCTATTACGAACCAATGATTTCAGGTAATACAGTCTCTTTAAAGTCCATGTTCGATTACAGACTACATGACTTACATGTTTATCAACAACTATTTCTTTTCTTCTACTGTATCACTTAAATCATGGATTGTCCCACAATTATCACAATAAATATTTACTGATGGATCAAAGACAACTTCTTCATCTGACATATCATGACCTTCTGGATCGATTGAGTATGTAAATGAATCATTACACCCACAGTTTCCACATATAACATGTAATCTCGCCCTTACCATATCAATCTCCGTCTAAATTGGTGTTCCTAGTGGGATTCGAACCCGACAATAATCGCTTATAAGGCAACCGTTATAGACCATTTTAACTACAGGAACGTGTAACTGGTGGATCTCCACGGACTTGAACCGTGATAATACGTCTTATGAGGACGCTGCTCTACCAATTGAGCTAAAGATCCAAAATGGTGTCCCCGATAGGATTCGAACCTATGACTAATAGCTTAGAAGGCTACTGCTCTATTCCGCTGAGCTACGGAGACATGTAACTTGTAATATCACTTTAACGAATGCTTCACCATATTTGCCCCACCGACAGTCAAGCCGAGGAGGGAATCGAACCCTCTTTCTTTCGTCTTGCAAAAGTGATATTACATAAATTTGGTCAGGAGTATCGGGTACGATCCGATATACACAGAGTCACAATCTATGCGATTAACCATTTATCTTAACTCCTGATGATTTGTAATACTCAGTGAGGGAATTGAACCCTCATCTCTCCGTCGAGGTAGTGATCTAATCCGTCTAGGGATATCCGTTTGATCTAACTGAGTATAATTTTTTGGTACTCCTAGATGGAATCGAACCACCGTTGTCTGGATGTAAGCCAGTCGTACTACCATTGTACTATAGGAGTATGTTGTAACGTCGCCAATTTACCGTCTGGAAGTCTCTGAGTGGTTTATACTATACTATAGACATCTACCGAGGAATATAGTATTCGTGTGTTCCACATTACCTACCGCTAAATAGGTTTTCCTTCTCTACAGATTCATTATCCGATTGACACGAATAAATCAGCTATTATCTTATGGTAGCCCGTGAGGGTGTTGAACCCTCCCTTTACACCGTTTGAAGATGCTCCCTCTGCCAACGTGGGGTAACGAGCCATAACTTTCTGTCTCAATGTTTTTACATAGTAACCTATCATATAAACATTGTCAACTAATTACTTACTGAGGTTGGAGTCAAACCAACATTTGTCTAAAAGGTCTTGCTCAATCGCATCCTACAGTAAAAAGGAGGGTAGGATGAGTATCGACCTCATCTTCCTTGGTCCCCACTCTCAACGGTACCGTCTCCAAGTGGTTTCTTTTGTTTACACGGTTCACATCTAAGGTTTCTGTGGTACCACTTTCACCGTTGATGTCCGACTACCCATAATATTTGGTGGAAGAAAAGGGAATCGAACCCTAAAGACCCTCTGTATGCAAAACAGAGTCGCAACCCCAATGCCTTCTCCCATGATTTTTCATACATAATCGATTTAATTCCGATTATCTATGTAATTTTTAACTTCTTTCGTATCATAGTCTCAGATACACCAATTATCTCAGCAATTCTTGAGTTAGTCAAAGTTTTTTTCATTTCAACTAAGTCAAACTTTGACCAATCAACTTTACCTCTAAGTGATCCAGCACATTTCTTTGAACATGTTGTATATGTTTTTGGTTTTTCTTTACCACAAACAGGACAATACGTTACTTCTGTTTGTATGTAAATCACAAAATCTTCATCAAAAGTATTATGTGTCTCTGGTAATTCTGTTATACCACTATGAACTTCTTTGTGACAATTTGAACATAAAAGAATACATTTCCTTAGTTCTTTAACTATATTGTCCCACGATTTTGGATTAGCCATTACATTACCAAATGACAATTCCTTTTCTTCTGGATCAATGTGATGTAATTCTAATGCGTTGTTACACTTATCATAACTACATATTTGACAACAACCACCCATTGATTCAACTATTCGTGATTTTGTAGAACTTCTCCACTTTTTTACTGCGTCTGATTGTTTACTCACAACAAACCTCCAATTTGATATTAACAATACCTGTTAATAGTATTTATAAAAGTTTGTATTAATTTGGCTCCGAAGGTAGGGATCGAACCTACGACCTTGAAGTTAACAGCTTCCTGCTCTACCGCTGAGCTACTTCGGAATAAATAATGGTGCCTCTTGGTGGAATCGAACCACCATCAAACGATTATCAGCCGTCTGCGCTACCGTTGTGCTAAAGAGGCATATAACTAAAAAATGGTTGGTCCGACGAAGACCATAAAGAACCAGAGGAGTCACCTCAACCTGTTCAACCATTAAACTTGGAGCGGATATGGTGAATCGAACACCTTGCGATGGGTTGGAAACCCACTGTCACACCATGTAACTGAGCGATACCCGCATTTCTTACTAAATGGTAGCCCGTGAGGGTGTTGAACCCTCCCTTTACAGTTTCTAAAACTGCTCCCTCTGCCAACGTGGGGTAACGAGCCATAAAATTAAACTTGATCTGACTACCCCAGATTGTAACCCCAGAACTTGTGATCCTTGGTTATCAAGTTTTATGATTGTACAAGGAATGACTAATTTCCTCTGGACGTTTCCAATATATTCGGTTCGAACCAAGTATATCGTATAGACGTGTCTTAAATCGCCTTAGATAGTCATACAATCATTTCGTAAATTTGGTGGAACCACAAGGTAACGATCCTTGACCTTCTGGACTTCAATCAGACGTGCAGACCATCTACACCATAGTTCCGTAATTTGGCAGGGATAGTAGGGATCGAACCCACATCCAAACCTATTTATTTTTTTCCATGTAGTGTATTTCTGAGTGACAATTCTTACACAAAACAACACACTTGTCAATTTCAATTATTATCTTTTCCTTGTTCATACCATCCGCCACCATTTTACTAACACCCTTTACCTTTTTAGTAGGATCTAAATGATGAAAGTCTAAACAATAGTATCTATCTTCCCCACAATTAGAACATTTCAGGGTTTTCTTGTAATCAGCAAACCATAAAGATAACTTTTTTTGTGATCTCCTACTACTTTCAACATACTTCTCTTTATTATCTTCGTAGTGTTTCTTAGTTGATATTGCTTGACATACCTTACAATAATACTGATACCCATCATTCTTCGACTTATTCTTGTTGAACTCAGACAAAGATTTTTCTTGTTTACACCTACTACACACCTTCATAATAATCTCCTATGAAAGTATTTATAAAAGTTTCCAAACTATCAACTGTTGTTTGGAGTTAATTGGCAGGGATACAACGAATCGAACGCTGATTAGAGGTGTTGGAAGCCCCTGTATTACCATTATACGATATCCCTATAAAAAATCTGTTATTGCATATTATATTAGCTCTTTCCTTTCACATTGCAGGTGAATTAAGTGATAAGTGTACTCCACACTAATAAAGGTTTATGCTATACATCTATAACAGAAATTACTGATCTCTCTGGTGGGATTTAAACCCACATTAGTTTCAGAGAGATAATTTGGTAGTGCTGGGGGGAATTGAACCCACCGTGATCAGATTGAAAATCTGAGATCCTAACCATTAGATGACAGCACCATATTCTTTGTAAATTAAATTTTAAACGGTTACTTTACCGAGAGGATATTCCAATGTAAAGTCTTCCCATATCAACTTTACGAGGAAGGGGGGAACTCAAGATGTTTCACCGTTCAAACTTGGCGCCTCATACGGTATTCGAAACCGCAACAACTTGATCGACAATCAAGCTCCATTCCCAGATGGACCATAAGGCATTTTCTTTAATTTAGTGGAACAAGGAGTGTATGCCCTGATTTACTATCCACGTCCTGTGTGGATATCCACTAAAAGGTTTGGTAACCGCACCGTATCCCTTAGACTTGTCGAGGTAGTCGCCGTGATTGGTTACCCGTAAATTCTGGTTAATCGGGATTCCATTTCCATCAGCGACCAAGCCAATTTACTACGGTATCCTTTTCACCACGGTCACATAACAATCAACTGGTTAGGAATATGCCTCTGTGACCTAAACTTGTCACGGTTTTCGCCTCTCAGGACGGGTCTACATCAAATTAATGATCACCGTGAACCCTCTTTCTTTCGTATTAATGGTCGGAAAGGTTGGAATCGAACCAACGTTACCTTCGTCCAAGGAAGGGTGAGTACCATTCTCTTACTCTCCGTAATTCTTAAAACATCTTATCAGGAGTGTTCTCAACTGTCAAGATGTTTATAAATTTTGGTGGGAGGCGGAAGATTCGAACTTCTCCCCGAAGGAATGGTTTTACAGACCACTTGCTAGAGCCACTAGCTTTCACCTCCCATATTTTTTACTTTTTCAAAAAACATTCAATTGTCAAAGATCAGTGTTTCCGTTGTTTCGTTTAACGTGAGATCATCTTACCAAATCTCTTTCCTATCGTCAACCACTTTCTTTTAGTTTCAATAATTCTTCTTCAACCAATTTGGGATTTACTAGACCACGTGTTTTCTGCATCACACCCTTAAAAACTGTGTTATAAGGAACTTCATTCATTCCAGTTGTGTCTTCATCAAATATTTCATTGATTGCTTTGTATATCTCAAACATATAGGTAATTCTACTTCCTGTCAACTGTTTTCTTATCATACAAATCCTTTAATGGAGGGTATGGAGGGAATTGAACCCTCGTTCATCGTTTTGCAGACGATACACCGAACCATCGAACATACCCATTAAATTTGAAATAAACTATTGTCTAATATTTCTTGTGTTTCTGGTAATTCTTTTCCTACTGAACCAGTATATCGGTCTTTTAATACCTGACCCGTTGTTATATTCTTAATATAAACAGCATCATACATTTTTCTAACTGGAATCGTTCTACTTGGGTTTGTATCAATGGTCTGATGAATATACTCAATCTTACCATCACCATAAATATACTTGTATACAAAAAATGAATTTTTCATATCTCAAATAAACCATCATCTTCTTTGAAGTGGTCATCAGTATACCCTGTAACTATAAATCCTGTCTCTAACAATCTTTCTATTGTCGGAACATCTAATCTATCAATTTGTATTGGATTTCCAGTATCCATCATTTCACTAATATAATCAAGTGACGATCTTAAACCAAAACCTGTACTATTACGAAATGCTTTGATCAAATGAATCTTACCATTACCATTACCAGTTCTGGCTCTGGCTTTAAGTTGTTTACCAATATGCACATAATATGATTTTTTCATAATGTTACCTTTAAATTGGCGGGGGATGAAGGTATCGATCCTTCGACGCTAGATTCAAAATCTAGTATGATTCCATTTCACCAATCCCCTATATTATGGGAAAAACTTATCCCAATCTGTTTTGTTTAAATACATCGTTCTTGATTTCAAGATCATATCAAGTGAAGGATAGGTTGTCAATATTTCTTTTACATTATCTTCACCTACAACAGCACTGAATCCTGTTGGGTACAATTCATCAATTATTTGAGGGTTTCCATTAGGTTCTGTTACAACTTCCACAACAAGAATCCCTTTGTCCCACCATCCTTGACAAGTATCACAAGGTTCATAGTCAAAAAATTCTGGTTTGTCATCCACAATATCATCTTTTGACTTTCTACACCAAAAACATATTTTCATATTAAATCTCCGTATTATATATTGGCACCCTATGGAGGAGTCGAACCTCCGTAAGCTGGTTTCGTAAACCGACCACCGTTTCCCACGGATAGGGTACATACAATACTTTATCATTTGTTTTTCATTTAGTCAATATTCAATTTTCAAAGAACAAAAAAGGGTCACATTCTTATATAGAGTGTGACCCTTTCGGATAGGTTATGTAAAACTTTCTTACAAGGTCACATTCTGTCTCTCACTCTGCCCACACTATAATCAAACCACTGATTACAAATCGGACGTAACGCTATCATTTCGAAATTCTCTGATTTCGAATGAGTCATCGTTAGATTTGTTGTGAGTTGTGTAGTCATTTTTGTGATTCCTTGTTTAATTTTTTCTTCTACTATAAGTTATTTATGCTTTTTTGTCAACTTTTTTGAAACTTTTTTTCATTATTTAAATTTATCTCGTAACTTATTGTTTTTATTAATCTTTTCTGTTGCACATTCTTCTTCAATTTCAACATCATCATCAGATTCAGTGAAGATTGATGTAATCTTTAATTTAATTTTTTCTGTCACTGGTTCTTCTTTTATTTCCTCTTCTACTGGAGCAACTTCAATGTTCACAGACTGTTTAACTCTAACCTGTTCATTCCAAGGTTGCATAAAGAACCCTCTGTCACCCTCAGTGATAGCCGATACTTCCAATTTAGCATTATATACACCGTCTTCAAGTCCTTCTATGACAGTTTCTAAAGGTGGAATAGCGAATTGTACATTATCCCCACCAGTTTTAGCTTTAAATCCGTAATCAATACCATTAACTTCAACAACAAACTTAAAACGTAACATTTCTTGTTGTATACCCTCTACCAATACTGGCATAGATAATGATTTTGTCTTCCTCATTTCAAACGTTAACATTACGTTCCTCCATTCAATGAAAGGTCAATGACCTGTAATACAGTTATATTTATATTTTCATAGTCATCAAGAACAACTACTTTTTTAATTTTTACAGTTGGTATCGGTTGTTGTACCCTAACTATTGATACTCCACCACCACTACCACCACCACTTGAATAATCTGGTACTGGTATTTCAACAGTTATCTGTCTATTACGTTTACCCATCCATTTAGGATATACACTCATTTAATACTCCTTATGATGGATATGGTTTAATATATGTTACTTGTCGGTTGTCAGCATTCTCTCCTGTAACAACAATCGTATACAATAAAGTTACTCCATCATCATCAAATACTTGTATCGTATCAAGAGCACTTACACCTGTACCAACGGTTGATATTCCAACTTTGTTAGTTTGCATCGCCCTACCACGTCTCGCCTCTTCATAAGCAAGATTCAAGGTGGTTTCTTGTGATGATGTCAGACCTTGTGCTGGAACTTCTACTTCAACGTATACAGGAACTTCTACAACAACTTCTTTTGTCTGAACAACTGTACTAACCAACAATGAAGTTTGGGAACTTATAGACTTCAGTCCGTCTGGATCAAATCCATAAGGATCTTTTGGATTGTCATTAAGATCATATGCATACAGATTACCTATAATGTTTGTAGTAGTCGTAGCGTCTCGTTGTCGTATAATCCAGTCATTTAAAAGAAAATATGTATCACCTAATTTCTCTGTATCAGAAATTGGTCTTCCACCCTCAGTACCAAATGCTTGTAAATACTTAGAATTATCATATAATGATATCCATTCCTTCCAATCACTATACAATTGTTGTTTAACATCAACTTCTGACACATCAGAAAGAATCCAAATGGTTTTTGATGGTCCGTCAAACATTACAACATGATCAAGGGTAACAGGATCATTATTAAACTTATCCCAATATTCCCACTGTCCTGCCCATCCACCTTGCAACATTATCTAATCTCTTTCCAATTGAAGGCAACCACTACTTCAATTGGTACTGTATTGTAAAGTTTTGCCCTCAAAGTATAGTGGTCTGGTTCCAACTCAATATCAGATTTTCTTATAATAATTTCTGTCAACATACTAAAAAAATCGGACAAACTGATGTGTTCATCACCTGTTACTATCCATGACATAACAACCTTACCGTCAATTGAACCAGATGCACTAGCAACTTCTAATGCTGATTGAGGATATGATACTCCATTGTCCCACATTGGTGTATCTAATGTATCATTTTTAACTAATTCTAGTAACCAAGGATTACCTGTGCTTGTTAATTCAGAAAGAGTAACCATAGTTGGTATGACAACTGACCTATTATCGGTGAGTGGTGACCCATACTGTTTTCTGGACCTAAAAGATGCTATATGAACCCAATCAACATCATCATCCACAGTTACAGGTTCATCGATGGAACCACCGTAAAGTTTCTCTGGTGGAGCAAACTTTCCTTCACATGCAACTTTTGCAGCAATACCATACAGGAATGCTGGGTTACCCAACGCACCTACATTTTCCTGTTCCATTGTAAAAGGAAGTGTACCTGTTCTCATGTATGGATTTGCAAGGTATCCCGCATGATTAAATTCGTGACAAACAATAGGAATACCGTCAATAACAAAACTGAATCTAACACGACCAGCACCTAACCACTGAAAGTCAATAATCATTATCTGTGACATACCCGGAACTAGTGATTTACCACTAACATTATTAGCATCATCTGATCCATCTAGTCTATCTATATTCCATTCGGACTGAGGAACACAAACCTCTTCTATTGATCCATTACATGACGAACGGACACACACACTAATGACACCATCTGTCATTTTGTAGTATAATCCATCACTGTCATCAAAAATACCCATTCTTCGAACAACATTAATATAATCACCGCCAGAAAATGCAGAAAACATTACTGTGGTCGCAACACCTGTTTGGTATTTGTGATAAAGGTTAGTTCTTCTCATACTTCTAGCGCCATTTGTAGTAGGATTTTCCATTACTACAAGATGTCTTGTTTCATCCCACGAAACTGTAGCACCAAGTTCTTCTGTTTCTGTAAATTCGTCAGACATAGAATTGTGAACGGGTTGATACTCACGAATAGTTGTAGTTTCCGATGTTTGTAGTTTACCAAACGCATCAAAACTAGGATCACCAGATTCAAAGGTTGTTGTTAACGCACCTCTTACATCAACTGATGCCTTGTTTGTTGGATCATTACCACCTGTTATAACAATATCTTGTGTGTATAGTTCGTTGGTGGTACCTGTTGAAGTGGCGAATGTAACACCACCAACTTTCAATGATGTTCCAGACTCCACACTGTTCAGTATAGATTCCATTGAAACAACGATATGAAGATGTCCGCTGAATTGATCACCAGCGACGATTAACACATCACCGTCAAATCCATCATCTGTTAAGACTTTATCTCCAACACTAAAACTATTACTTCCATTAGTGTAATAAATAGTCACAGTTACAGTCTGTTTGGATTTTTTTCCTGTTCCATCAGGTGGCATTTGTATATAATTTAATTCACTCATCTATATAAAGTTCTCCTTAACTTTCATAACGTACATGTATTTATAGGGGGTAGTTGACCTACCCCCTATAATACAATAATTAAACCATTATGTTAAGCTGGGTTAGAGTAATTTCTTTCAAGTGGAGCAACCAAAGATACAGATGCTCCAGTGTTAGTAATTGTTCCTTCCGCTTGAACATATTGACCAGTGCTTAATCCGATAGCAACAACAACAATATCGGTTTCTGTTGAAGCTACACGACCACCTGTTTCATCACCATCATATGCATATGAGAACTGATATGATGAACCAGATGCACCATCAGGTACATTATTAGTAACATCAGATCCAACCTCACCAGAAGGTGATTTAATAACTTGAAATGCATTTGTTGTACCGAAGTCACCCGATGCAACTGATTTGTAATATGCGTAGAATACGGCATCTGAATCAGTAGACAAGTTATTGTTAAAGTTGATTGTAACTGTAACAACCAATGGATATGTACGAGCAATACCAGAATAATCATTGAAAACAACATTGTTAGTATCAATTGGTTTCAAATCGTCAATGAAAACACCATCACTTGTCTCTAGTGTAGCACCAACAAACTCTGATAACAAGTCAGCAACATTACCATTACGACTTGTATCAACATCAATAGTTGTTTCTTGACGTAGTGACCACTGACAGAAGTCATAAACATTTTCTTTATCACCACCAGATGTGTGAGTATAAGGTGAATCAACTTTCTCATCACCAGAAGTAACAATATTATTAGCGTCAATAATAACACTATAAGCATAGAAACCATCTTTTACAAAACGCTCTCCGCCACCTGATGATTTGTCCCAGATTGTCCATGTATTACCAGTATCAGTATTCATATCTGTGTTGTCTGAATCACCAGTTGTTGAACTAACGTAGTACCAACGAGCACCATCTACATTAGATAGTGAGTTTGTTGCATCATACGCTACATCACCTAATAGATATGTTGTACCTGTTGCCCAATCACCTGTAATATTTACAACACCTGTACCTGACTGTGGATTAGGTAGATATGTGATATCAATAACATCATATGGTGATACATCGGCAGTACCATCTGTATTTGAATCAATTTGTGTATCAGCAGTTGTTTCAAGGTTAAGGTCTGTTGCATTACTAACAGGGAAACGATACACGATATATGTCATAGTAGTAACACCGATATCGGTTAGATTAGAATCAGCATAAACCTTACCACGCTCACGAACATACATTTTGAAATAAGCTGATAAATCAGTAACTAATGTTGCTGATTGTGATGCCTCAGATGCACCAGTTTCAACGATTGTTATCTCATAAGGACTAACAATACTTGCAACTGTATATGTATCTTCATTTAATGTTGTTCCTGTTACTGTAATTGAATCTCCAACTTGGAACACGTCTAATCTCGGTCCTGTTGATGTAATACCATTAACACCATCAAATGAAATATCACTTGATCCTACAACTTGTGAGTAGATACGTACACCCTCATTAACAGGTCCAGTATACTCTGTATTAGATGTTCCAGCGGTAAATGAACTATCCTGTGCGAAATATGGTTGGTCAGTATTATCAACCAAAGTACCCAATGATACAATACCTGATACCCTTTTGTTAACTGTATTATCAGCAAGAACTTCTGACCATCCAGCAGATCTGATCAATTTACTGGTTGTTGTCTCAAATATACCCTGTGTTACAACATTTGATGTCAATGTTGCAGTAACATCAGCAGTTCCTTCAGCTACTAATGTATCTGTTGCAACTAATGTGATTACAGTAGACGTTACACTATCAATAGTATAAATACCGTCATTTGATGACGAACCACTTACATTTAATGTATCACCTGATTTATAATAATCCGTAAAATCAACTGCACCAGCAGTTGTAATTGTATCTGGGTTACCATCTGCAAAAGTCAAGTCTGTTACTGTAGCCGAAGCACCATCATCTGGAATCCAAGCATCAATGAATTCAAACTGCTCATTCGTGATTGATAGCATTGGAAAGTCAAATTTAGTGATTGATGCAGTATCTTGCCATCTGTCTTTAAAAAATGAATATAATGTCTGACCCGTAATACCATCACCAGACGTATCCATATTTCCTGTTCCTTTAAAGTGGAAAGTCTTGTCAACACAGTTAATGTGTATCTCATCCGTATAATAGTGACCATCCAAATTTCCTGTTCCTGCCGTCCATGATGTGTTAATATCATCTGGATCGACGATTGTGTTTACTATAAAAGCCATTTGTTATCCTCCTAAATGTTTAACTTTAATTTTAATATCTTTTCTCCGTCTAGTATTGTAAGGTCTTCACCACTTTCAATAAAATGTTCTATTGTCAATGTGTGTTCACGATTTATAAAAACCTTATCCCCTTGAATTAATTCGTCTTGAATTTGTATAACCGAAGTGTCAGGGAATTCCGCTTCAGAAAAATACACAATTTTGTAAATCATAGTCTCACCTTTTATTTATGTTATTTTACCTTAACTTATTACGGGTTAAGGTAATTTCTATCAATTCTTTGTTGAACCTCTACACGTGAATCAGAACTTGTTAATGTGTAATCCTGTCTGATATTCACGTATCCAAGATTAAATACTTTTATTTGAACCTCAACACCTGATAATACTGCCGCATTATATGAATAAACTAATTTGTAGTACTGTACTCCATTAACCAGAACATCTAATGCGGAAATAGGATCAGCACTAGAAAGAAGAGTTTTGTCATCCTTTCTATAAACATACACATCAGATGCAGACAAAACCCTACCAATTGTTAATGTAGAGGATTGGATAACGTTTACTGTTGCACCAGCAGTTCTAATAGTAGGTGATGTTCCACCTGTAAGATAAAGATTAACTATTCCTGTGGTTGCTGTGACATAAATTGCCTCATTACCTGTTGTTCCATTAGTTGCCGCATACCCATCAAAAGACCATTCCACTAAAGTATAATCACCAGCAACATCAAATCCTTGAACAGCATGTCCTGTACCAGAACTTGTGAAACTACAATATGAAACAACATCATTATTATCAACAAGAAGAGCAATTGTTGACGTAGAACTATCAAAATTACAATCGGTAATTGTTGACCCACCCTGTGTTACCAGACCACACCTACGATATGTAGTACCACCATCTATAGTGGCGTTATTTTGATAAATGAAAGTATCCATATCAGTAAATGTACATCCAGTTTTAGTGACTGTAGCATTGTCAATCATTTCAAATTGACCCTTTGATATTAATCCAACCTTTGTAATTAATACACTTGTCCATTCAATATTAGAAGAAGCGTTGTTAACTTCAATTCTATTAAATACACTTGAAACTGTTAAAGTATCATCAATTGTGATAGAAACGTTGGAATCTCGCATATCAACAGCGGTGGCAGTGGTACCTAAACTCATTAAACCTTTATAAAGATAACCACCAGCAACAGCCTGAATTAATCCAAATCTTCCACCAGTTGAGTTATCATTAACAGTTGAATAACCTAAAAATGTAGCATAATCAGATGTTTCACCACCTGTAAATATTGATTCACCTCTTCCATAACGAATAATATCAACACTGAATGGATTACCCTTTGATGGTGCCTGAGTAGGTAAATTCCAAGCCATACAAACTGCAGAATATGTCCCAGTTGGAGTACCTTGTGTGTCATCAGGAGAACCTATTAACGGATCAACTGCGTAATTTTTCCAACCACCATACGCATAAGTGTCCGAACCACCAACATACCAAAGATCAAAGTTTCCTGAACTACTACCGATACCAACTCTGATACCACCACTTGCAATAGTAGCCAGAGAGTTAGGTGCAAGGAATTTACTCCAAACAAAAAATGCACCGTTAGTAGGGAGGGTAACCGTTGTAGCAGTACTACCAATACTACTTAATCCAGTTTTTGCTCTGTCAGCAGTAATACTTGACGAACCATAGATAGCGTAGTCAGTATCAACGTCTGGTGGCGCTGAAGCAGTATATCCAGTAAATTCTAACCAATTGGTAGCTGTTGAAGCGTCATCAAAAGTTAATAAGTCTGTCGTATATGAAGGTACTGCCATATATTACTCCAATATTTCTAACATTCTTTCGTATGTTAGATGTCCCGTATTATATAAATATCCAATACCATTTTGTGTATCAGGATCATTAAGATCTACATATTCACTAACAGCAAGATTATCAAGAAAAATGTCAATTACGATATCATCACCACGAGAATTATATATAGATGTTAGTTCCGATAATGTGAATCTTTGTCGAAAACATAATTTAGTTACCTCATTTGAAACATATACAGGAACATCAGTAAATGTTCCTAGTTCTCTATCATATAGTTTGCCTATCAAAGAATAATCAGCAACATCATACTGGATTCTTTCAGTATGAATCATTTGATACTCTGTCACCATTATATCGGTAACAATATCATCAGGGTTCAAACACAAATATATATACACTATTTTCTCCTTATTATAAAAAAATCTATCCCATAAAAGTATTTATACAATTAACCACAACAAAAACCCCCTTAACCAAAAAAGTTAAGGGGGTTTTTTTTCTTTTATATATTTAGTTGTTTAGATTGTAAATAGATCCTCTCCGTCAAACTCAAAGAAATTCTTAGATAACCGTTCCATACGTTTGTATCCTTGAGTGAAGACATTTGAACTACCACCACGACCAGTAACATCATTAGCAGCGATTGAAGCAAGAACGTTATATGCACCCCACCGTGTATTACCAACACCACAACGGATCAAGTGACCCTCATAAGAATCAATGATAGCATCTGCCTGTCGTTCAGACAAAAACCCTGTATTACCAACAGCGTCGGTCTTGATGTTACTACGAATGAATGACTCAAAAGTTTGTTGGGTCATAACCTCACGACTCCACTGATCAAATAGTGCGGTCATATCCTGAAATTTACGAAGTTGAGTAGTAAAATCATCACGAATACGATCAACTAATTCACAATGAACGTGAGAGTAGGTCTTACCGAACATTTTACTCAACAAAGTGGTGTTATTACGACGACGATAGGCGGAAACTGAGAAACCAACAGCAGATTTTCCATCATAACCATTCCAGATTGAAATCTTGGTTTGAACAACTTCACCACCAACAACGATATTGAAATCATCACCGTCAAGAATATAATCTCGTTGCCACTTGTTCTGTTTCCAACTAAGATGGTCATCAATTTCTGTGATAGGTAAATCAGAAAATGCCTCGGAAAAAACATCCTCAACTTCTTGGTTAGTGATCAACTTATAAATACGACCTACCGTACCAAGTAACTGACCATTTTCACCGTTCAATAATACATCACGTTCAACATCAACATCTTCTGTGACACCTTCATCAGTGATAAATTGGGTTGATAATTGGTTACGAAGTACAGGGTAAAATGGATTGATTTGAGTAGTCATATATAATCTCCTGTTTAGAATGAATTGTTTCGTTCTCGACACAGAAAGATAATAACAAAACTACCCCGTTAAGTCTACTAAAAACTTAACAGGGTAATGTTTTTGGTATATGTAATGATTCTATACAGTTACAAACAAATCATTATCTTTTAGGTCTACCAGAATGGTTTGACCTTCTTCAACAGAACCTTTCAACAACATTGTACCAATCTCTGTTTCCAAACGACCTGTTAAGTATCGTTTCAGAGGTCTAGCACCATATACAGGGTCATATGATACCGTTGCGACGTGTTCTGCAGCTTCATCTGTGATTTCCAGACCAATGTTCCGTTCTGCCAACCGTTTCTTAATGTCATTGAGACAAAGTTTAACGATTTCAGTTGTTTCATTACGAGTTAAAGGTTTAAAGGTAACAATATCATCAACACGATTCAAGAATTCTGGACGGAATCCCTTTTGTAGTTCTGACATCACCTTATCTTTTGCCGCATCTGTTACTTGACCATCTTGACCGATACCACTTAACAGGTATTGACTACCAATGTTAGAAGTCATAATGATTACAGTATTCTTGAAACTAACTGTCCGACCGTGACCATCTGTGACACGACCATCATCAAGAATTTGAAGGAAAGTATTGAACACATCAGGGTGTGCCTTTTCAATCTCATCAAATAGGATAACTGAAAATGGTTTACGACGAACTGCCTCTGTTAACTGACCACCATCTTCATAACCAACATAACCGGGAGGTGCTCCTATCAGTCTGGAAACACTATGTTTTTCCCCATATTCTGACATATCAATACGGATAATGTTGTTCTCGTCATCAAACATTGACTCAGCAAGTGCTTTAGCCAACTCAGTTTTACCGACACCAGTTGGTCCCAAGAAAATGAATGATCCGATTGGACGGTTTGGATCTTTGATACCAGACCGACTACGAATAACTGCCTGTGATACCAGTGTGACCGCCTCTTCTTGACCAATCAATCGTTTGTGAATCTCATCACCAATTTTAAGAATCTTTTCTGACTCACCTTCGGTTAAACGAGTCACTGGAATACCTGTCCAACGACTAACTACTGCAGCGATCTCATCTTCATCAATAGCATCGTGTAACATACTACCACCATTGAATTCTAATAGAGTTTTTTCGTGGATATCAAGTTCTGTCTCCATTTTTGGAATGATACCGTATTTCAACTCTCCAGCACGTTCCAATACATTTTTTCGTTCACAAACTTCCAACTCATTCTTGGCGTTTTCAAGTAGTTCACGAAGATTTGCAACACCTTTGATTGCGTTCTTTTCGGTGTTCCATTGAGTCATCAGGTCATCACATTCAACACGAAGTTCTACCAACTCACTTGTAATAACATCAACACGGATCTGTGAATTCTGATCAACCTCTTTTTTCAAAGCAGATTCTTCAATTTCAAGTTGTTGAATTCGTCGTGTAATTGAATCCAATGATGCTGGTAAACTATCAAGTTCTGTACGAACCATTGAACACGCCTCATCAACCAAATCAATCGCTTTGTCTGGTAAGAATCGGTCAGCAATATAACGATGTGATAACTTTGCCGCAGATACTAATGCTGAATCACGAACAGTAATTCCGTGATAAACCTCGTATGTTTCTTTCAAACCACGAAGAATTGAAATCGTATCCTCTACAGTTGGTTGTTCTACCAAAATTGATTGGAAACGACGCTCTAATGCAGAATCTTTCTCAATGTTCTCACGATACTCATCAAGGGTGGTAGCACCAATACAACGAAGAACACCACGAGCTAATAATGGTTTTAGTTGATTTCCAACATCTACACCATTACTTGCACCCATACCAACCATATTATGGATCTCATCAATAAATAACATGATTTGACCATCTTTTGATTGAACATAGTCAAGAATGAACTTCACTCGTTCCTCAAGTTCTCCCTGCATTTTGGTTCCTGCCATCAATGCACCAAGGTCAATTGAATAGATAACCTTTTCTTTAAGTGAATCAGGAACGTCACCAGAGACGATTCGTTGTGATAAACCTTCAACAACCGCAGTTTTACCTACTCCCGGTTCTCCAATCAGAACAGGGTTATTCTTAGTTTTACGACATAAAATTTGAACCATACGTCGAATCTCAGAGTCACGACCAACTACAGGATCAAGTTCTCCTTGTCGTGCTTCTTCAACAAGATCACGACCATATTTTAATAAATCGTCATTAATCAAACGATCATCAATTTCTTCTTCTTCAACCTGTGGAGTATAATCAGGTCGTTCAACTCTCATACGAATCGCATCATCGATTGGTGGGGTTGTGTTCCATGCAGTCATTTATTTTTCCTTTCAAAGTGTTTGTTGTCAGTGAAGTTATATAATAACAGGTGGGGTTACAGGAGTCAATGGCTTTATGTCATTTGACTTTGAATGTAACCACAAGGAAGGTCATATTTAAATTCCATATAACCATAATCGTAGAAATCATCGTCTTCCGCATCAACCAACCACTGAACTGCCGTCTTACGATCTGTTGCACCCATAGAGATAGTTTTATCAACTAAACTCTCAAATAGGGTTACGGATTTGTTGCGTCGATCTTGAATCCGATTATTCTCAGATTCAAGATCTTCAATCAAACTTTCCCAAATTACTTGTTTACGATCTGGTGTGGCAGTATAGAATTCGTGACTCCGTGGACGAAAACCATTAACATCTTTGTAAAGATCAGAGAATGTTTGTTCGTCATATGTGTAAGTCATAATAATTACCTTTCAACAGTGTAATAAGTTTGTCACCAGAAGAGAATCCAGTATAGACCCATCACCAACCATAGTCAAGATTTTTATGTCATTTCAGAATTAATCTCGGTACCGATCTCAAGGAAACTCTTTCGCGATAATTGATCTCCATCTAATCGTGATTGAATCATACCACGAAGTTTCCTCAACTCTTTTTTACCAATCCTTTTACTAAATTCGTTTTGTACATGACCTAGTGTAACTGGCAACATTTCACCTCGTTTTACACCTGTAGCATCTACATATGACAAATGAATCCATTTTATCATATCACCGACACCAAAATTCAAATAGGTTTTACTATCAATAACCAACACATCGTTACCTGATATAGACTGTTGCCATTCCATTATTACTCACCTTTCTCCCACTCTTTAAAGTTTTCCCAAAGTTCTTGGTCAGTCATTTCAACTGGTAACATTAATGTAACTGTTGGCTCCATTTTATGAGTTTTTGATTTACATCCCGTCTTTTTAACATATCCATATTTCTCAAAAAACTCAAGATATCTTGGGTTCCTCTTAATCTTTTCTAATACATACCGTTTGTACATCATATTCATATTTTACTCCGTTTAAATTATATTTTGCCACCAACGACCTCTTTGTGGTTGTGGTTGTGGTTGTGGTTGTGGTTGTGGTTGTGGTTCTTGAAAACTATTCACATCCCATACATTTTGTTCTGATCTATTTCTCCGTTGTGCTTCCCTACGACGAAGTTGTTGTTGTATCTGAACTTCCATAACACGACGAATACGTTCCCATTCCCTTCGTGTCATCATAGGTTCTTGCCGTCTTACTGGTCTTTGACCTGTATCCCAAGGATCAACAGTTGTACGAACTTGTAATGTAACATCACCTTGAATAACAACACCTTGATTGATAGTTCCTTGAACTACCCCCCATTGAACAGCTAAATTGTATAATGCCTTTTTATTACTTCTATTTCGTAAAACTATACTCATCTTTTCAGACGGATTTGTTATGTTAGGGTTTGTATCAGGATGGATTAACTTGACTAGATCTGTAAAACTGATTTCCATTTGATTTCCTTTCGTTTAAGTAACTCCATTATAGACACATTCAATCATATGTCAATGGATAAAAAGATGGGGATTGTATTCTCACACAACCCCCATCTTTCTCTACTAACCCACTTCTGGATCTACTGGTTCAGTTTCTTCTGCTTTCGGTGACTTCTGTGGCACCTTCTTTGATTTTACACCATGAGATTTAACAATATGCATCTTCAATGCATGATTTGTCTCATAATCAGTTGATTCACACCAAGGACAAAGTAGTTTTGGTGGTAACTCAACAACCTTTTCCTCTTGTTTCGGACCACGAATCCCATCTAACGCCTTTGATGTAATCGCATGAATTGACTCACGTACATCAAAATTATTGATCTTAAATCCTTCGGCTTTATTACCAACCTCTTGCATCAAATATCCCATAGCATCCTCTCTTGATTCTGCCAATAGATATAACTTCCATGTTGCATCTTTTGTCTCGTAGCTAATCACAAACACTTGTAATGTCATTCTTTTCCTCCGTTTTCGTTGGTTAACCTACCATATCTGGTGATATATTCAAAATTTCCTTTATTATCTGTTTTAATAACTTCATACCATGACACCTCTTGACCCAAATTTTTTGTTTCTTTTTGGTCAATCATTCTACCACCATAAAGGAACTTGGTGTGTAGTTCTGGATTTACCATGTCGGTGAGACAAGGTGTGCATTGTATTTCGTGAAAATCTCTAATATTCATCCTCGGTAAGTTTCTCCAATCTTAATACTATATCATCCAATCGTTTATCCATCGATACTACAAATGTATTATATTCATCAACAATGACATAAACTTCTTGTAATAGCTTTTTCTGTACCTTACTTTTCCTCTTTAATTCCAACGTTCTTGTTAACAGTTGTATCTGTTCGTGAGCCATTCATATCCCCCTGTGAAATCAATCACAATTCTTTTTATTATGGGTTCCACCGACTCTAATTAGTTCCAATTGTATCCAAAGTTTCATCTTCATCTGTAATAAGTCCTGTTAGTTCGGCATTTACGGATGAATACCCACTTTGTTGTAATACTTTTTCAATCTCTTTTAATAATGGTTCAATATCAATATCAATCAAGGCATCATAAAAATTCGACTCACCCTGTACTTTCATATCAAGTAACTCACAAGCATACCAAGCTCCTGATTGCTTAATGAATCCCATTTCAAGACCTAAATCAACTACACCAGCGGTCATATTAACCCCTCGTTTATAATCAATCTCAAATACTGCCTCTTGGAAGGGTGGACTGAATCTATTCTTCAATGTTGCAGCATAGATTCTGGTACCCATTACCTTTCCTCGGTCAGCGGCTTTCTTTGCATTTGGGTTCTCGTAAATACTTGATTTCTTTAGAGTTAATAGATAATCAGCAGCGAGTTTTGGATATTTACCACCACCAATCTGATCAGCATCACCATAACCTGTAGGGTTACCATAGTAGTGACCAGCAGAAAATGCTATACTGTCTTGAATCTTAACAATACCAACTAACATTTTCATTATTCGTTTGATTTTCTTTTGAAGTGTTCCTTGGTCTGCCTTAACATCACCTTTCTTACCATCATCTAACATCTTACGAGATTCTAATGCACCAATACTATCAAGTGCAATTGCCATCTTTGTGCAACCTGAGTCAATGATATTAGCAAGTTCTACCATAATATCCTCTACCCAAGGTGTGGTGATAATTATTGCCTTTGTTGGATCGATACCCCAACGAGTTACGAATTCTCCTGTCCATGCACCTTCCGCATCAATGATAACTGGTGTGTAACCTTCTTGTTGTGCGGCGGCTAGGTTCAAACACATGAATGAACTCTTACCTGATGCCTCTGGTCCAACCAACAATGTATGGGTCTTTTCAGCAACACCTCTATACAATGATCCACTTAGAATTCTATTCAAATCATAAGTTGGTGTAAATAACCAATTTTGGATATTGGATACCTCTGATTCACTCAACACCATCATCCGTGAACCTTTTGATGATGAACAAAGTTTCGCCTTTATATCGTCAAAGGCACTCATTAGATAAACCTCGACAAGTCATCGTTAATAGTATTCAGACGATACTCCAACTCATCCAGTTTTCTGACCAAATATTCCGAATAATTCTGTGGATCTGTTTGTTTTTCTTCCACGTCATTAGACACAAGAGCATAACCAGACAAACTAACGGTCTTTGAATTGATTTGATTAACAGTCGCATTAATCTGATCCAATTTACCACTAATAAGTTCTGAAAATACAGGCTGTTTTTCCGATAACACATGTTCCGTGTGTGGTGACCCACTATATACGTCATTTTTCATATTATTCCCTCACATTTTTAATATAACAAATTAAGGTAGTTATGTAAACCTACCTATATTTATTATTTGTATTTTTCACACCTTCTAACATTTCTGACTTACATCCCTTCTCAGACAACCATTCAATCATCATTTCAAGGTTATCAGGGAAACATTTACCACCAAATCCTCTTTTTCCATCAGGACCCGGAACTTCTAAATGACTATTACTTATCCTACTATCACCTGAAAATAGTTTGACAGTCTCGTTCCAATCCAAACCACCTACCTCTGTCATATCTCTCATTTCATTCATAAAAGATATTTTTGTTGTGAAATATAGATTTATCATAAGTTTGACAAATTCTGCGGTCTTTGATGTGGTGATTTGTATAGGAACATAGGGAAATCTACATCTATATAGTTCTTCTATACTATCTACAAACTCACCACCTAGTATAATCCTCTCTTGATTCATAAAATCATTTACGGCTGTCCTATCCGTCAAAAACTCTGGATTAAAACAAAAATTATTACCATAAATAGTCTGAATGTGTTCGGTGAATCCGATAGGGACGGTTGTTTTAATTATAAAATTAATGTCATCCCTACCAGATTCATTTACAACTAATGATATCACTTCTTCCAATACCGTTTGATTGGGTAAACACAAGAATATGAAATCTCTGTCATACATAACATCAAGAGTAGATGTTGGTATCTTTTCTGGATCATACATTACTAAGTCTGGTATAACAGAACTAAACGAATGATATACAGCATTACCTATAACACCCATTCCTATAATACCAACTTTGTAATTACTTACCACGACCCATCACCTTTAGTAATTCTTTGACAAATAATTCAATTTCTTGTTCTGATACGGATGGTTCAGGTGTTGGTTCCACGTTAAGTTGACTAATCACATCGTTCAACATAGACTTAAACACATCTGGTGATGGCGTTTCAGAAGGTGTTTGTAATTCATTGAGTTGATCAAATACATCTTTCAACATAGACTGAAACACATCTGTTAGTAGTGATTCACCTTGTTCTTCTGTTACTGGTTGTTCTCCAACAGATTCTTGGTTCTCTTCCATTACATCCTTGAACGCATTAACTTCTGCCAGTCTATCATACCCAAGAATGGAATACGAAAGACCCTCTGTGTAATAATCCAACTGATCATGATATTCATCTTCAAAAGGTGACCAGTAAATGACGGTTTCAAAACTAAAATCTTCATTGTATTCTGGTTCCTTACCTTCAATCCATGATGGAGTGATACGGTATGTCCTGAAACCAGCACCATAATTAACAGGATTTTCATCAACAACTACGAGTTCAACACCCTCTACAATACCTTCTGATAAGTATCTTTTATATTGATTCATCTGGTGGATATGCTGATGATTAATACGGTTAGATGTTAATGCGAATGTTCCGTGGTCAATGAGTTTTTGTCCCAACTGAATGGCATTTTCACCCCGTAACCACATGGTAATATCATTAATATTAAGATACACCTCACGATCTTCATACGATCTTTCACCTGTTTGACCCTGAATATTGAATGTTACGTTACCATTCTCAGGGGATAGTGACGAATATGGGTAAACTAAAGTTTCCCCTTCCATTTGTTTTTTCATAACTGTTTGTACCATTATTGTTTCTCCTTCCAGAAGTGGAAATCATTTCCCATACCATCTGATAAAATACTATCTAATTCCATACTACCCGACTTGACAATTTCAATATCCTCTTCACTGTCAACGACAACCATCCGACCAAGAATACCAATTTCAACGGCAACTGGTTGGTTCTTATACTTTTCCCATGCACATTGACTATAATGACCCATCTTCAAGAAATCTAATTCTTGTTGACCACTACGACTTTGTGTTCCATATCGTTTACTATACTTCTTGACTTGTTCAACACAGGTTTCTACACTATAATCAGTGATCTCATCTGACCCAACATCACCATACTGAGGAACTGTATAATCATTCAAATGATCTTCCACTGCATCAGCATATTCACGCCATTGTTTTACTCGTTCTGATATCACTTCTTTACCACCACACTCACAAGTTTTTCTAGCCATTCTCTATCTCCTTTAAGTTTGATAACATTCCACACGTGTTCATATCACACAGAAAACCGTCAACATGAATACAACCAATACTCTTATACACAATACACTGTCTTACTGGATCATCCTTTCCAGAAATCAAATCATAAATCCATCCAAAAATCTTCATATTCTAAACAATCCTTCGTCAAAATATTTTTCCACTATTGCAATCTTATTTTCCTCAATATAATCATCTGGTAACATAACAGATCTAAATAAACTTGGTGTGTTCTCAACATCAGAACTTGTGTTTGGTGTTGATACCATAGTTATAATACCATTTGGTGACACGGATGGTAAGATGTTATCCCACATTTCATTCAATGACCCCGAAAAAGAACTAATCTCATCAATAAAAATACGGTCAACACGTCTACCATCCATTCTATACGATGTGTTACTTGAAAATATATCCCTCGAAAACCTTTGTGTATCACGTCCTACTATACGTTGGCACATTAGTTGTACTGTTAATGTCATCATACGATGAGGTGTTATATATACAGAATTTGGAGTCTCAATAAATTTATTAACCAGTGCATATGTTTTACCTGACATTCTTGGTGACCATATACACAGATTATCAGTCTCTTCTAAATATCTATCCCACATTTCAGTATAAGGTCTAGTAGCAACATTTTCAAGACCATGTTCGTTATTACGGATTAAATTCTCTATACTTAATTCTGTCTCCTGACTCATTAGAAACCTCCCTCACCAAACCACACCTTTTACAATAAACCTGTATCAGTGTATATACTCCATCCCGATTGATGTTTGGTTTGTTACTATTGGGTATAAATTCAACCCATCTGTGTCTGTATGGCACAAAGTCGTGTCCAAAATACTTACATTTTAATGACATCTTTTTTACCAACCTTCTTCACCCAAGAAACAAAGAATGGACTATAAGGGCGAAGTTTTACATAATTATCCAAATTCATATCAATAGTTTCTATCAACTCTCGTATGATCCCTTGTTGTTTAAATCTATCGTCTTCACCCATAATACCACTACAATAATCAAGTGTCTGGTTACCATCAGTACAATGTTTCACAAGAACTTCTTTTATCAACATTAGTTCGTCTGGTTTGAAGTTAGTAATAATACTATCGGTATTATTAGGTAATTCATCACCCATACTATCATTCAAAACCATATGTCGTTCAATTTCTTCTTGTTTGGTTGTTAATAGATCAAAAGCTTCATCACTTAACATCCCATCGTCCAACTCACTATACATTTCTTCTTGTATCTTTTTGAAATCTGAGGGTGAAATTGGAGTAGATTCATGAACTACTTGTGGTACCTCTTCCTTATCCATTAGTAGACTCATCACGGTCATAGATTGACTCTGCCATCAGATCTAACCGTTCAGACCAACGGTCATCATCAGCATTTTCACTGATTTCTTCATAAAATGTTTGTACTGTCGGTTTTCTTACACCATAAGGCATTTCCTTTTCAAAGTCACAATCTGCATGATGCAATCCATGTGAAATAATCCTTACTTTATCACGATCAATCATTTCATCATAAACAGTCTTATCCAAATACAGAATATAGTCCACACCTTCTGGATTGGTATTGTCAGCAGAAATATGCCGTAGGATAGGTGACGCTTTATCAAGTTTTACCAATGTATAGGTTCCACCTGATTTTCGTTTCTTCAAATCCATTACAACTTCAATGTTACATCCATTAAGTACAGGGAACTTGTCTCTGATTACCTCTTTAACCTTATTTACTACTTGTGATGGTGCTTCCTCAAATCTTGATGCCATACCTATTCTCCTCCTTCTACATGATCTTTCAATAAATCTTTTAGAATTGTAACTTCAATAGTATCAGGTATAATAATTGCTTTTACTTGACCATCAAATAAATCCTTCACAGCACTTTTAATACTAGCAGTAACCTCGTTCAAAATATTACTTGGATACGATTGAGTGTTAATCCGAAAAATTAACACGCTACCATTCTCTACATCTTCTTTATTAATTGAACCAACAAACTCAATAATTTCTGAGGATGCTGGTGTAGGATTTAACTTGAATTCACTTTTTTCAGTAGCCATTTTATCTCTTCTCCTGTTTTATATTTTTTAATCGTTCTTTTTCAATTTGTAATGTTTGCACAAAAGCATCTATCTGATCTTCTCCACGAAAAATAAAGGCTCCTTCCACTTCAATATCTCCACGGAATAGAACCCTAAAAGCACCCTTTATTCGTCGCCATATTGTCCGTAATCGTCTATTCCATCTAGGGGTATCCCATACTTCATATACTGACCTACAACCAATCCAGACCTCTAAATAGATATCTTTACATTCTTTGTCAGTACACACCTGAAATGTAAGTGCATCATCACCCATACAAGCACAGGATGTTCTCCATACATTGTCATCACCAAGTTTACTAATTTTCTCTATTTCATTTGACAATTAAGTTTCCCCTTATCCGCTATTTCAATATACTCAATTATATCACCAACATAAAACTCTTCCACCCCATTGAATTGTTTAAAAAAATCATACAGTTCTCGTAGTTTTACATCTTTGATTTCATTTTCATTTGCCAATTAAGTTTCCCTCCAATGTCTCTTCAAACACCAAACACGGTTTCTTTAACTTATCCATTTGTTGTATCATATTCTTTGATCCAGCAGTTCCACCACAACTCATAAAGACCATTGCAATATCAGTGTATTTTGCCATATCACCATTTCTAAGATGACCTGCTCGTTTACCATGTCGATCCCAATCAGCAGGAAATTTGGTCAATTTCAAACCATACTTCTCTGCTAATTGTTCACCAATAGTATCAACACCTCTTGCTGTTCCACTTACGATTTCAGTAATCTTACCACACCATTCACATGACGTAAACATGTCATCTATTAGTTTACACTCATCCAAGGTCATCTGAACTTTTTGGTTATTTACTGTTTTTAATCCAAGATCTCTACTACCAGCAATTATACATTTCATATTTCAAATAGATCCTTATCTTCTTTAAAATGGTCATCTGATGTCGTAATAGGTAAAGGTAAACCACTATCAATATCGTCATATATGGCATGAAACCAACCACCAGATCTAAATGGTGATGTTTCAGGTAAACCAAAATCTGACATACCACCACACTCAAGAACTACCTCCCTACAAGGATTTTCTCCAACATTGATAATTTCCCCATCATTATCAACAATATACATTTTTCCGTCAAACATTTTTCCGTCAAAAGTATTGAAATACCTATCACCCGCCATCATATCTGAAATAGATCCTCTTCATCTTCAAAATGTTCTGGTACAATAGGTTCTTCTGGTATTGTTGATTTCTGACCAAACATACCTGACAATACATCACCAGAAATTGGTTGTACTGAAGTAATTTCTGTCATAATAGTTGGATACATATCATACAAGTGATCTGTTCCATAAAGATCAAACTCGTCCATCACACCACCTCTATTGTACTGAAACCATCTTCCTTCGTAACTTTGTATGTCCCATCAACACCAAAGTCAGCAACTTCTTCTCTATGTGACACAACAAACACCTTCAAATTATCTTCTCGTTGTTTCATTCGGATAATATCAAATGTCTTTTCAATACCATGTGAATCAATGGAACTATCCAACAACTCATCCAACACTAGGATGTCAAGATAGGAACCAGCTTGTCGCCTCGCCACATCCATCATGGCGAACTTTAATGCCAAATCTATAGACTTACCCTCTCCACCTGACATATTACCAAACTCACAGTCTCCTACTCCATATCCCTTGATTGTTCCATCTAACCATGCATCAAGCTCAATGTAATAATTATGACCTGTTTCACTCAGATAATGATTCGTCTGTTGTTGTAGGAAAGGAATTATATTACCGATAGCATATTGTTTGACATTAGTATCTTTCAATGTCTCTTTAATATACTCAAGGTAATCCTTCATCACATTCAATTTCTTTGTTTCACCATTAAATACAGATACTTCTGACTCTAATTGTGTCTTTGTTGTGACATTAGTTTCGTATTCAAGTTCAATCCTATCACAAATTTCCTTCTGACTGTTATAAATTCGTGTTTCTGTTTCAAACTTGGTCGTTAATCGTTCTTTATCTCTCTGTAGATCCTTGTACTGATCATACATTGACTGTTTCTCATCAATCACACTCTGAACAATACTAATATCAGATTCAATTACATACTTGTCATTGTCCAATTCTTCAAGTTCTTTTTCAATCTCTGGTATCTCAACGAATTTTATACCTTCAATTCGCTTGTCGTTCTCATCAAATTCTTTCTGTTTCTCTTCCACACCAGAAAGGGCAACAAGATGTTTCTCAAGTTGTCGTTTCTTAACAATCTTTTCATTGATTGTTTTTAACGACACCTCAAACTCTTCTCTATCATTCTTGTTCGTTGCGATCAAATCTTCCAATTCACCACGATTTACCTTAACCAAATTGATCTGTTCGGTTAGTTCTCCAACCAATTTGTCGATGTGGTCTTTGATGTGTTCAGGATCAACCTCTTGAAAACAGGTGGGACATGTTGTCTCTTCGGTTACAGTATGATCTGTCCATTTAGACAACTCCTTCTCCAATCGTGACATTTCATTGGTAAATGTCACATACTCACCCATCAACTTACTACCTGTTTCTTTCAAAACATCAATGTTTTCAGTCAGTTCTGTTGACATATTTTCAATATTGTCAAGTTTTTCAAGAACCTTTTGGATCTTAACCAACTTCTCACGCTGTTCTGTAAGGTCACCAATGGTTTCATTACGTTTCTCTAATGATGTGATCTCACCCTGTAACAGACTTATTTTTTGTGTCACCTGACCTATTTTTGTAGTCAGTTCTGTTTTTTTATCCATCAACCCTTGTCGTTCGGTCTTTTTATCACCAATCTGACTCTCAAGTATCGGACCCTCTGTGAATAACTGCTCGTTATCTACATTCAACTGACACAATTTCAGATTCGCTTCGTCTACAGAGTTCTTATATTCAGACATGTTTGGGACAACACTCTCTGAGATTATCATTTCAAGTTCTTCTACACGTTTTTGTTTGAACCCGATCTCCATATCAATCTCAGATAATCGTTTTGTCACACCACCAAGTTTTGTGTTGGTATGTTCTGTCATCTTAGAATAAATCTCAAGATTAAAGAATTTTTCAATGAACTTTCGTTTTTCTGCTTTAGGTGTATTGAAGATAGACACCATATTATTAGCATTCTGAAACAAGATTGCTTGAGCCGCCTTGAAGTCCATACCTATAAGGTCGTGTTCCAGTTCCATTTGAAACACACGTTTATCTGACAATTTTGGAACTGGAACACCATCTTTAACAAGTTCTAATATTCCCGGTTTAATACCTCGGTGGATCATATATGAAATTCCATCCTTCTCAAAATGAAACTTCACTTCACACTGTTTACCATTCTTCCAATTTATGATTTTTGGTAGAGGAACGCCTTTACTGGTCTGACCAAACAATGCAAAAGGTATGGCTTCAAGAAAACTTGTCTTTCCTGCACCATTTGAACGGTCTTTGTCCTTATCGTGACCTAAGACTAAGTTAACCCCTTCTTCCAGATTGATCGTTTGCCATTGACCCCCATAAGAGAAAAAGTTCTTTAATTCCAACTTCTTACATATAATTTTACTCATTTGTTTCTCCATCACCGTAAAGATACGATTTTATCTCATTAACCACATCATGTCCTTTGTGACCAATCGAATATCGGTGTTTACCACTCATATCCAAATGCACTACTTTAAGACACAAATCAAGTTTTCGTAACAACCTTTCAGCTTCAGACTCTCTATCAATCATCATCCCCACCTGAATATGGTTGTATTGAACGAATCTCAATAGCCTTAATTTGTTCAGAATCAAGATTACCATCTTCGTCTTCGTAATCTAACAACTTCCTACTGGTAGTAGCGTCAGCAATAAGTTTGTCAGCAGACATCTTAATATAAGAATGTACCTTATACTCATTACTCTCAACAAAATCATCCAATGTTCTACGATAAACTTCTGTCCAATGTTCTGGACATAAATGATAAACTCTGTCAATCACTTCTCCCTTTGTAAAAACCTCACATTGAACACCTTCGGTAATACCACAAACATCACATTTATCTTCCATTTTATCTCCTTAGTCTATCTCAAATATTTTTTCATCAAAATGTTGTACTGGTTTCTTTTCTTCTACAAGTTCTTTTATATCTACATTTGGTGGTGTTCGTATAATAAGACTTTCCATATGATGCATTGATTCATAATAATCTCTTCCATCCATCGATCTTGTGTTCAACCGTGAGTAAAATTCTTCACCTTCTGATACTCCAAACATACCACTCATATCAGTGCCTTGTAACACCTGAAAATAACTTATGAATCTATTGTAATACCCAAACGATCTTCCACCTCTTTCATACTCTTCCACCCAATACATTGTAACCAAACGATGTGATTCAAATACTATCTGATCTACAACATAATCAGTCGATCCATAATTCAAACCAGAAGCATAATTCATTGTCATTGGTTGTGCCACCCGAACCGCATGGTAATCATCCCTCAATCTTTCATTCAAATCCGTATCATAAGGTCCACGAATCTCCTGTTTTGGTAGACTTGTGTTTTGGTGTTGTACTATATAGGTTTTCATATACTAAATAACTCGTCATCAAAGTGTGTTTTCGGTTTAGGATATACAACAAAGTTCGGTGGATAATCCACAATATGATCTATACTAAAGACCAGATGCCACTTAGGATAGAAATAGTCATAATCAACATCACAACTCTTCAAATAACATCCTTTGTATTTCTTCGTATCAAATTTATTTCGACCAATATCAGATATAAAATCTTCCAATTTATAACCAAAATCATTTTCCCCAACAACTAACACACCCTCTATGACACGATTTGTTGTTACATCATATCGAAAACTTAATGTTGATATTTGGGTAGTTTCTTGGTGTATATTTACCTCCAAATAATCATCAATATAATCTGATATATCGTTACCCATCTATTTCCTCATACAACTGATCAATGATTTTATCTAATACCACCCTCTTTAAATGTTGAGGAATCTCTCCATTCTTAACAAAATCCTTATGGATCTCAACAGGTCCCATTAATTCAACACTATCATCTACATTATCACCTGTCATAGAATGTGTAAACTTATATTCTACAAATAATTGATGTGGTTCGGTATTCTGTGCATCATGAATTATTTGGTTGTTGATAGTTGTTCCGAAATCTTCTTCAAAAACTATCTTAACAACTTGACCTTTGAATTCTTCACCAAAAACATAGTCTGGCACAGCAACCCATTGAAAGAACTTAGGGTATCCGTTCCATTCAATGAATTCAAGTTCTCCTGTTTCACCATCAAATACATAGAACCCACGTGTACCATTGTCATTGAATGTCATATGATACGGGGCACCTAAGTATTGAACATTGTTGGGGTAATCACCTTTTGTATGGAAGTGTCCAGAAAATGTCTTCTTGAATTTTGAGAAGTCACTATTAGACCATTCACCATCAGATACTACCTGACCTGATTGGTTCATTGCAGCACCATTAATCTCCCAATGACCAAGACAATACTCGGCTGTAGAATCTTTCATCCGTTGTTTGTAACCTTGAACAACATCTTCGTCTTCAATCATCCAAGGCACAAGTAGACAGTTATTAACCTGTGTTGGTTCATCTACAACAATTATATTATCCATTGATCCAAAAACTTGATTTGAATTGGGCAGGTATCGGTCTTTGTAGAAAATGTCATGGTTACCTAATATCATGTAACTACAATCAAATCTCTTCTGTAAGGTTGAACCGATTCTTCGTGCATAGAATAATGTCTTTAGTGACATATTCTTTCGATTATCAAAGAAATCACCAAGGTGGATCAGTTCTTTGATTTCGTTCTCTTCGGCATAATCAGCGATATCCTCAAACAATTGGTTGACTGTTTCAAGATAAAAATCATTGGCTTTTTTTATACCTAAATGTGTGTCTGTTACTAAAATATATTTCACAAATAAAAACTCCCTGTATAGATTATTCCATACAAGGAGTATATTACATTATATTGTATATGTAAACTTTACAGAACAGGACTATCACTGTGAAATGACATCGTAAGATTTTCTATAACTATAGACAAACCACCATTCACACGAACATTCATCTTGAACTTATCACCAACTTCAACTACGTATCTGAACGATGACGAAAAATATCCAACAGTTAACCCCTCAAACTCACGATAACTTCTTGATTCCTCTATAACATTATATGTCAACCCACCATCTTTGGAAACTTTTATCCCAATTTCCATTATCTCTCCAGCAGGGGAACCATCAGCAGCAACAGAAATCCCCCAATTAAGTGTGTGACTTTTAGGATAATCAATATCATACGAAAACACTTTTGTCGTATCGTCATATGACCACCCACAGTCACTTCTTGCATAATAACTTAAAGCGAAATCAAGGTCTTGAAATGTATCAGCAGGGTCAGCAAAGGTTCTACTTCTGGGACTTGACACCGTAACTTTTTTGTCATCCAAGTCAGTTACAATCGTAGTCTCGGTTGTTGTAATTGTGTCTCCGGGATTTGTTACTGTAGTTATTGTTGCTACCGTGTAATCACCATCATTAGTACCAACTCCATCATCAACCCTCACGGATATAGTTTCACCAACATCAAAATACTCATTAAAATCAACCTTCCCACCAGATGTTATGGTGCTAGTTGATGTAAATGAAATGTCATCAGATGTTATCATTCTTAATCTTGCCTGTATACAAAAATTCTTATATATATCAGATAGTAATGTCATTATTATTCTCCATTAATTTACCTTTATTCTCCATCCATAAGTCTCGTCAACATACACCATCGTAACTTGTCCAGAACTTATATTAATAATCATGTCTTGTGAAGTAACACCCTCAATAGTAAGTGTGTTTGCTCCACCAGCACCCTGAATAGTGATGTTGTTTATAGATGATTGTTTCATATAATCATCTACCACAATTGTATCACCGATAACAGGTGTTGATCCTAGAACCAATGTGACTGGACCTGCCGTGGCATCAACAAAATATGATTTATTGAATTCCAAATCACCAGACACCCAAACTTCCCATACATCACTTGGCTGTGCCGACTCAGTTATTTGGGTTATATGACCCCATTTATCAAAAGTTATACCAGAAATCACATTTCCTATAGACACTGTAAAATCATCATCATATAACGCAACAGGTGTTGTTGGTGAAATATGATGTGAGAATTTTAATTTCTCATTTATTGGATTATGGAATATCAATTCCGTAGTACCCAAATCGGTTGTTCCAGTTCCAGAAACAGTAAATGATGCCTTTGTTGCCTCTGTTAGTGTGTATTCAGTTAATGCATATCCTGTACCGAAATCACCATCATAAAAATCAAACCCCTTGATTGTTCCTGTAATGTAAGGTCTTAATGTGAACGTACCAACTACACCACTAATTGAAGTTACATCATATGCAACTGAATACCCTAAACCAACAACAGCACTAACTTGTTGTATACTTGTTATAACATCGGATACAACGGTAACCGACCACACGGATCTATTTAAATCTGGTACATTACCATTAACTATAAATTCGTATGTACCATCAGTAGTCCCAGAAAGTGTTTGGTCTATTATCTGAAAGTATGACACATTACCTTGAACAGAAGATACACGAATGTCAACACTAGACCCAGCACCATCATTAGGTGGATACATCACTGTTTCTGTGATACTTTGACCACCTGTACCACTTACATCAAATACATCAGTATCAAATGTTGATGGTGTCCATGTATCACCACTTGTATCAAATACAAAGAAACCAACTCCACCATCAACAACCTCAACTCTTGAAATCAAACCATAGAGTTCTGTTGTCTTATCAACATCAACCCCTGTGTCAACACCATTACAAATAGAGGTTGTTGTCAATAAATCATTTGTCTCAATTTTCGTATCAAAATATTCAAGTAAACCATCGCCACTTGATACACAAAATCGTTTAAAGTTTGAGTCAACATAATCTTTGTTTACCAATAAATTACCAGTTGACTCAATGAATGGATCTAATTCGGATATTGGTTGGTAATATTGATCCGAATTCATTGAGTGTCTACCATAAATATCAACGTAGTCTAGTAGTTCGACAGAAGACTGTGATGAAACTACACTGTCAACATACTGTTTAGTTGTTAAATCCCATAGATCAGAAGGTGATCCATCAGGGACGATACCATTATTTGATACTCTTGGAAAATACGAAGTTATGTCAAAGGGACGTCTACCATCAACATGACTATATTGTGTGTGGTCATCACCATCCAATCCATCCAAATCTGAATGGTATGTAGAAGGAATCAAACTATCAACATAACCTTTAGTTGTTAATATATCATCGGTGTCACTATCTACTGTCGCAACACCACCAATTTTACCAGTAAATGATCTGGTACCATCAACTAATATATATTGTGTGTGGTCATCAACAGATAGTCCTGATAACTCACCGTGGTCAATTGAACCACCCAATAATAAACTAGAAACATACTCAACTGTTACCAGATGATATGACTCAGAAGGTCCAATGTCAGGATCGCCATCAGTACTTGCTACTTGTGGCATACCTGTAAACGCAATAGAACCATCTTTTACAATATGAATGTCAGTGACATCAGTTATTACTGATTCAATATATGTCTTTGTTACAAAATCATCACCAATCGCAGAATCAACAATAGTTCCGTTGTCATACCCTATTGGTTGTGTGAAATTTCTAGTACCGTCAACCAAAATATATTGGGTGTGGTCATCATCACCTAATCCATCAAATCCACCATGATCATTGTTATCCGAAACTACACCATCAACATATTTCTTTGATGTTATGTGATATGGTAGTGTTGGTGTGATATCAGGGACACCACCTGTATTAACAAATCCCGGAATACCTGTGAATAAAATCGTGGCATCTTTCCTTATATGAACATTTGTGGCTTTGTTTAATATCTCAGTATCTACATAATTTTTGGTTGTCAAATGACTTGAACTAACGGGATCAACCCCACCGATAGCACCAGTAAATGGTCGTGTTCCATCAATAAAAATATAGTCAGTGTGAATACGAGACTCTGCCGCTCCTACCAAGGAATCATGTTCCTCTGTCTCCCCAACTAACGAATCAACATATTTCTTTGTTGTTAGATTCCAATCATCAGAAGGTATTACATCAGGAACCCCACCTGTATTTGTAACAGAAGGTAATGATGTGAATAGTGTTGATCCATCACGAACAATAATATCTTCTGATAATTTACCACCAATATAGTTAGCATTTAGTCCTGTACACATAGTCGTACTAGAAACTGTTATTGGTGCCGTTCCTGTACTAACTATTGACGTTATCGGTTCGTTTGTATATAATTCTTTTGTTAGAGTAATTTTTGTTGATCCAATAGAAATATCAATCGATCCTGATTCATATCCTATTTGTAGACCCGACCCATTACCAACGACATCATTAACCAATATTTTATTTCCAGACTCTATTACAACGTCTTCCATAAAATGTGACTGTGACACCATTAACCAACGACCTGTTGTGACAACATCATCAGGTACTATTACTGTTGGATAATCCTCTGATAAACTTGAGCTACTACTATATTTGTAAAAGTGTATTGATTTCAGTGTGTTATCCATAGCAATAGCAATATCACCATCAGTTATAACAGAAATACTAATATCATCTAACGCACCTGATGACCCACCACTTGTAGATATCGCACCAAATATTCTATTAACAGCCATTTATTCCTCCAAATTGAAACTATTTCTTCTTTTTCTTCTTTTTCTCTGTTGACATAATGGTATAATCAATCGCCTTGGTTGACAATGACAACGTTTCGTCTTCAACAAGATATGTTCTGTTATTGAAACAACTATCCTTGATATCACTATGTCTTTTCTGTCTATTGATGTAATTCACAAAAGAATGATTACAGATTGTTGTTATGTACGCAAACGGATTCCTTGACTTTTCCAAATCAAAGTTTTTGAGGTATTTACAACAAGTCAATACCGCCTCTTGAATCATATCCTCTTTCCATGTATAATTTATAAAATTTCCTTTATTAGATAGATTCTTTGCTATCAACAACAACATTCTCCCTAATTCCTCAGACATCAACCCATCATTTAACCTCATGGTTTCTATCTCTGGAATAAGATCTTTGTTCCTAACGTAATATACAGGTGATTCGGGATCGACACCTTTTATTATCTCAATTACTGTCGTATCACCCGTTTTCTGTTCTACCATGTAATTCCTCCATTGTAACTATATAATGTATTATATATTACAATTAAAAACTACTTTTGTAAACCCTTTCTCATACATTTCTCAAAAGATATCTGTATGTTAGACAATTCATCATTGAACTTAAACCATTTTTCTTTTAATTGTCCAATCTTCTTTCGTCCCATTTTTGTGTCTTGTAAGGACTTTCCCTGTTCTTCTAAACAAAAATCAAATCTTAATTTACCTCTATACATTTCCTTTAACTCCTTGTTTGCCTTCTCAAGAAGCATCATTGCTGTATCATCCAACATATACTTTTCTGTTATTCGTCTAACCAAATCAGAATTTCCTGTATCAGACTCAACCAAGTCAAGGTTCAGTGAACGAAATACACTCTCTTCGTTATCACCACTAGATATTGATAAAAAATTATATAATCTCATATTACCAACTCAATCTCACAAATGTACTGACAGCGGGATCTGTGTATAAATGGATTTCAACCTCTACACCTGTATATACAGATTCAAGTGGCATGATCTCAGAATTTGATTGCCATACCGTAACTGTTGGTGGGGTTGCATGTGTAATTGGACTAAGATTCATCGGTATATCATATCTATACGAACCACTAGCATCAAGTGTCCACGATCCTGTTGGAATAGTTACTTCAATTCTCTGTCCATCTTGGTATTCTTTGGTAACAAAATCATCATCTCCAACAGTTAATACGATACTTCCATTAGAATAACCAACACCTGCGGTATAATCACGTCTACCATCCAAATGACTATATTGAGTGTGTTCATCAAGTGCGGTGTTTGTTCTGTGGTCATGCCATTGTTTTGCTAGTGCATTTGATATTAGACGATTCGTTCCACTATCAGTACTTGATACATCAACAAAGTCTATTCCGTGGGGATTTCCGGGTGCCCCATCAATCTCAGGCAAAACTGGATATGTATTATGACCATCAACAGTATAATACCAAGAATTTGTATCAGAATTATAATATGACCCTCGGTGTGATGCCCATCCATTAGCAATAACGTTACTAATCAACTTATTATATTTTGTGTTCTCTAATACTGTGTCGTCATACATGAATTCATCGACAATTGTTATCCCATGAATTTCTAATACACTGTCTTCAAACAATACAAGATTCTTGTGGTCCTCCCACCCTTTTGCTAGGAAGTTGGAAACCGCCTTATTTCTCAATGTATCAGTGCTTGTCTCATCAACCTCAGCAACCGATGTAGAAAAAACATCAATATAATCAATGAATCCAGCGGAAACTCCGGGAGATTGCCAAGCAATCTTGAACTTTTGATTGTAAAAATACCCATCATCTTCGGTAGTATCAGCTATCCAAAACTCAAAATAACCTTTTCTACTGGTTCTTGTTTGTGGGGCAGTCCTAGTAGCACTACCACCAATTTCATCCAGATAAACATTTGCAGTGTCTTCTGTACCAGCTATATAAACCGTAATTTCAGCATTTTCTATTGGATTACCTTCATCAGTAACCAAAAACTGCCAATAATGTCTTCTTGCCATAAATATCTCCCGTTTTTTAATGTCTCTTGTATTTATGATTTAATCTGTTACAATGACTCATATATATCTATTATCTTTTTACCTAATTCCATATATTCTTTTAATGTGACATTTGTTGATGTGGATAATGTATAATCACCCCATAAATCTTCTATTGTAAGCAAATTTATCCTATCTAATGTCAACCAATCAGTTGTCTTGAAACAATCATATATACCATTATCTCTTGTAACAACGATCAATATCTCATCATTGTTTGTGTTATTGTAAAATAATTTAGGTGAATAAGATCTAATGTTAGACCTTATAACATCCGTTGATATTATCTCATACGTTTTGTCATCAAAATGTCTTACTGTCAGTTCATCGTTCTCTATCGTCACGACATTATACTTTCCTGTGGTATGTGATACACTGAACCCATCATATACCCCCTCAAACCAAAATATTTCAATCGCACCACCTATCCCATCCTCAAACTCTACATCGTCGATTAGGTCGTAATTGAGTTCGTGCATATTGAATAAATATTTACCTTCTCCAATATAATCAACCCAAAAACACATTAGTTCATTGTAGGGGATACCTTTCAATATCCCCTGTGAAATTCCTTTATATGATATTCTTTTATTAAATCCCATAATTAATTACCATGTCCTATAGATTGCAATATATGTAAAGTCAACTTTGTGACTAACACCAGCAGGTGATGGTGTTATAATACCTGTTTCGTCATCCAACATAAATTCATTGTCACCAACAAACTCTGTTACTAATGTTGCTGGTTGTTCTGAGGATAATGTCACACCACTACCAGTTGATGGTGTCAATGTAAACGAAGACTCTAATTCAAATGTTTTATTGTAGTCATCAAATCTAAGTATCTTTCTATTTTCACCCAAGTATCTCAAATACTTACCTTTATAATAATCATAAGTTATAGCAAGTTGATCTGAATCTATTTTAAGTGTTATGCCACCATCAGTTGTTGTTATTGTTTCGTCAACAGTGAATGTTAAAATATCATCAAAATAAATATAACTGTCTGTTGTATTGTTCTTGTAATACAATTTATACAATTCTGGGTATCCATCATCAACAGAGTGAAATTTGATATCAGCAGTTTCACTTACTTCATGTGTTGATGCTGGTGTAAATACATCATTGTGTTTCTCTGCTCTTGTCCAATACATTAAATGACTAAACCCTGTTACATATTGTTGGTTGTCATTTGCAATAGAATCTTGATTAATATAACAAGTATAATAATCATCCGTTGATAGTGTATTTGATGGACTTGTAGTCAATTCATTAAATCTAACCTGTACATCAGCAGAAAATGGATGAAGACTATCAAATGTACTATGTGTTGGTTTACCTGTAATCAAAGTTTCTACTATTTCATACCCCTCACTATCACGTAATCTATAATCCATATCAACTTTAACATTATCCGATCCAATAACATAATTTGGTACCAGTTTCCATGATGACAACTCTGTATCCCACGTGTAATTGAATTTCGAAAGTCTAATAAAGTGGTCAGACAAAAATTCACGTGACCCGTAACTAATAGCACCTATCCATTGTTTATTCCACGGAGTTACACAAGTAATCCATTCAGGTTTCTGTGCAATAGATGAATACATGAATTCAGGGGTGTTGTGAGATGTGTCAACCACCTCTCCTGACACTGGACATATACTGAAATATGATGTTAATGGTTGTCCACCAGAAAGACGTTTATACACATTACTCCTTCTATCATAGGAATAATCCGTTGTGTAAGAAGCTGGCCAACTGTTACTATATAACACAACCCCACCAAGAGCATCACCTGATAGGTCAAGATCATCAAACTTAATATATGCTTGATTATAATCGTGGTCAAGTATAGTTGACTTATATGTATCTCCTTTTGGTAAAAACCACTCATTTCTTTTCAACTCTAATGTGGTTGCATCATATACACGACACATATACTTATACAATACAAATATCTCATTCTTGTCTGTATAACATGCCATACCATCTTTTGATGTAGAGAATGGATCTTCAAACTGACCAATCTCAGGTTCAAATGAATCATCAGATTCTATCATTTTAGGTAAAGCCAACACTTTCCTATCAATTGTGCCAGAATTTATGGTATATTTCAACAAATCTGTTGTAAACGATTGGTATACCTCACCGCTATTAGTATATATGGCAACTAATGCATTACCTGTTATAACATTACTTGAAATCCCTGAATTAACTTCAACCCATGATGACCAAGTAATACCATTAAACATAGAATAATATGTTTGTATTTCATCTAACACATTTCTCACCACTTTTAACTTACCGTGAGGTTTTGTGATATCAATATCAGTAACATTTACCAGTGTTGTATCAAATGAATTTATTGTGTCATATGTTTCATTAATATCAATATCAAAGCCTCTCACATTAAAATCATACACAGAAATGTCTTCGTTTATACTATTATAATCAAAATCTGAACTGAATAAAATATTGTCTATTAGATATTTTCCCGATGCGTCTGAATAACTATTAGTGTCAAGACCAAACCTTATTGTTATGTTTTGGGTTCCAACAGGAATTGGTATCCCATCTGTAGTTTTCCATCCATAATCAATATACACCGAAGGTCTGAAATCAAACATCGATGTCCCATCAACATACACAGTAAGATTGGATGCATAATTATTGCCATTAACAATATACAGGTAATAATCTAACGTTAAAACTAATGGTTCTGTTTGAACTGGAATATCAAGTGAGATATATCCAAAATTATCATGAATATATTGAGTGTAGTCGAATACACCAAACCGAATTACGTTTGTGCGACCACCTCCATCAGTCAAATATTTCCACGTAGAACCGTTCGTTACCGCACCATCACTGTGATACATTGAAATTGTTGTTCCTGACATAAGACCAGAATCTAATGTCCATGTGGCTTGGTCTGGTGTTGATGGATTAACATATGACCCATCAACTATTGGATCACCAGTTAAAACATCCACATCAAATGATTCTCCACCAGTAGATCCGATAGTTGATGTTTCCGTTGATGATGTGGTAAATCCTATATATCTTCCGGGTAACATACCATCTAATGTCGTAGATTCATCATACATATCAGATGTATCCATTACAGATAATCCAACAATATGACCATATAAGAACGGTTTGATGTTGTCCAATTCTATCTCAACATCAAACTCACCTGACTCCATCACAAACCCACATAATGAAGTTGTTTGTGTCGATTCACCACCAGATTTAACCGTGGAACTACTATAAATGGGTGACTTTAGAGTTAGGGTGTTTAGTGTATCATCTTTTGTATATGATCCACCAACACCACCATTCTTGAGATAAGACCAACATGTATAAGATGAATACAGGTCAACATCACCTGTAACTCCATCCACGACAACATTATTAACATCAGTTAAACCATCTATTGACATTATTTGAGCACAATCAGTTGAAACCAATATGATACTATCCGTTGGTCTGTGATAACTACCCCATGTAACTAAATTGGTGTTATTATTCACACCAAGTTGTTTACCAAAATCGGTAATCCACCAATCTTCCCATAACTTTGTTTCCATATCAATCATTTGAAATTGAGTTGAACCCAAATCTGGTATTTGTGTTAATATCTTTGCACTACCATTGTAATCAATTACTTGTGCGTGAACTGGATGTTTATGGTCAACAGTATCAACTTCGTGTGTTGTGTAATCTGACCAAAAATCGGTATCATCTTCAAACTCAAATATTAAAAACTTGTAACGATCAATTGTCGATGGGTACGCGTCACACAACTGACAAAGATATTTTGGAGCAATACCATCATCATGACAAATGTATCCACCACCAAACATAGGACCTACAGCAGCATACTCATCAGACTCCAAATCATACATCACCGTAGACAGAGCAGTATCATACCCCGAAGGATCGTTACTATCTGTTCTTCGAGCACTCTTAATAACCAAAGTACGACCAAATTTCTCCATTACTTCAATATTTTTGTTGTCACCGTTACCGTAACCACTCGGATTACCGGTGTTCAAAATTTCTCCAGCGGTTAAAAACAGTGTGTTCAATTCTGTAGAATAAACATAGTTTGAAACACCTAAACCACCACTAACCAACGGATAAATTGAAAATTTGTTTGACGACTTCCAGTGAAAATCATCATCTGTTACAGATCTAAAATTAACCGACTTCCACCAACCCGAAGGAATTGCTTCTATTGAACTATCAAACCAATCAGCCGTTGACCAACGATTTTTAATCCATGTTCTTCCGATGAATTTACCAGAAAACTTTGTCACTCCTCCCCAATAAGCCACGGAAATACCTGTTATCGCAGGAGAAGTATATCCAGATAAATCACCCGACGAACCAAAAGATTGGTTTTTTATAAACCTTCTATATTTCGTACTTGATATTTCCAACCCTGTCCCTGGCCAGTTAGTATCAGTGGAACATCCACCTGCAACAACGGAGTAGTTATCTACTGGACTAACATACTTCGTATTTGATATTGTGGGGATGAGGTTCTTATAATAACCATAGGTATCATTTTGGCCATTACATGTAGAATTTTTACCCTGAAATGGAACAAACTCTTTCCATCTATCAGCCTCATATTTTGATATACCACTTGAAAAACCAAAATCAACATACACATAATAATATATATAAATAATCTGCCCTTCTAACTGAACATATGGTTCGGTTAATGTAGTACAACAATACGCAGATGTACCAGTACTTCCATAAGACAAACCTATTCTATTAAAAGTTCTATCTGCCGATTGAAATACACCACCAAATTTATGTCTACTGTATTCTTCTTCGTATGTCCTAGTAGGTGAAATATTTGTAACATACCCTGTACTAATATCTGTTGTTTTGTATGTATATTCAGTGATTTCATCATTAACCAGAACCATATATACACCATGACCATTAATGAAATTAGTTAGTCCTTGGTCAAACCACATATTAGACTGTTTGTGACTATATATTTCTTCGCCTGTCAATTCATCTACTACTGTAAATTCAACCTCACCCCTCATACTTGGTGACATTTGTGTTGTTATATCATTGAATCTATCTATCATACATATTCTCCTTAAACTATAAAGTTACCAAAATAATCTGTGTATACAAATGTGTCAGGTTCGATACTAACAACAAAATTGGTGCTCACTTCACTCTCTATATATTCTATTTCATCGGTATACAACTCAGTAAATACTGGTATTATATCTATTCTTGTATCAACAGACACCAAACCAAAATTAGAATAGCAACCAGACTCATTAGTATTTATAATTATGGTTTGTGTTGTTACTGGTATAAAGGTAGAATAATCATATTGAAACGGTGTATATATTGGTCTTGTGTCATAAAAACTAAATGTGTTATTGGCACTATCATCACCAACATCAGGAATAAACAACGAAACTGTTTGTGGTATTGTATCAACACCATATGACTGATTTCCAGAAAAGTAATCACGACGAGTACTTATAAATGTATCAGAAGGACTCCATATATGTTCAAATATAGCCTCTATTGAATATGTTTTGTTCGCCTTTAAGTCATAAATAGCAAGTGTGTCTCTGTCAACTTCTAATATGAAAATATCATCTTCATAAATTCTATATTTTATTGTATCAGGGTTTAATGTAGAAGCTACTATAGTTGGAACATTCCAATCAAATTCCATACCTTCCGCGATGAAATTTATCGGTGCTGGTGGTATCTGTTGTTGGTCATAAACTCTAAGACCTGACCCTAATTCATTATTAGTATAATAATCACCATTCTTATTAATGGGGGTTACGTTGATTTCTTTGTGTATTGGTGAAAATTCCCAATTCAGAATACCATCCCATAGGTCAACTGGTTGTTGTTTTATACCAGTTACGATATCAGTATACAGAACATCCAATTGTTGTGACTTCTCATTAAATATATACTCCAATACTACATAATCACCATCACGTGTTGGGGAAGCACTTGTACCGTCAACCAACACAAACGCATCAGTAAATGTATCACTATCATTTGAGTATATGGTTGAGTATATAGAGTTATCTTTTTCAATAAAGACGATAGTTTCATTAGTTTCTGTCCATTCCAATAATGAATATATAATTCCTGCATCACTAAGGTCTTTGAATAGGTCTTTTGTTAATCTTTTATATAACATTAATACTCACATTAATAGTTGGAGGAGACGTTAACCCCCTCCAACCCATATTTTATTACCATGTTCTATATATTGCAATGTATGTAAAGTCAACTTTGTGACTAACACCATCAGGTGATGGTGTTATAATACCTGTTTCGTCATCTAACATGAATTCATTATCACCAACAAACTCAGTAACCAATGTTGCTGGTTGTTCTACTACGAGTTCCACACCATTTCCTGTTGTCGGTGTTAATGTGAACGCGGAATCCAATACAAATGTCTTGTAGAAATGATCATATTCAAGTATTGTCCTTGTTTCACCAAGATATCTCAAGTGCTTGCCTTTGTAGATATCATAAGTTGGATCTAATAAATCATTTTCTATTTTTAATGTAATACCACCATCAGTTGTTGTTATAGTATCACCAGCATCAAATTCAACGACCACATCAAAATACTTGTGTCTATCTGTGATGTTGTCTTTGTAGAAAAACTTATACATCAAAGGGTCACCGTTATCAATAGAGTGAAATTTGATATCAGCAGTTTCACTTACTTCGTGTGTTGCTGCTGGCGTAAATACATCATTGTGCCTTTCTGCTCTTGTCCAATACATTATATGACTGAATCCAGTGATATATTGTTGATTATCCTTTGAAATACCATCCTGTGTGAAATAAGTGGTATAGTAATCATCTGGTGATAACGTATTCGATGGACTAGATGACAATTCATTAAACCTAACCTGTATATCAGCAGAGAATGGGTGTAATTCCTGAAAATCTGCATGTGATGGTTTTGGTGTAATCAAAGATGTCATATCATAATCAACATCGTCTCTAATTCTGGTGTCTAACAATGTATCGTAATTTTTACTGTTTAATCCATATGTTGGTCTTAACACCCATTTACTCAGACCAGAATCCCACGAAAATTTGAAATTAGTCATAGTTCTAAAATTTTCCGTTATAGTAGTTGTTGAAGACCAACATACACCATGCATCATAATCCATCCTTTTTTATAAGGTATTGCAGCCGAATAATTGTCGAGGGTATCCTCTTGAGAATTATATGGTGAGTAAGTCGGAATATTGTATGATGTATCAACAACAGAACCATTAACCGGATCTATAGTAAAAATCTTAAATAACGACTGTATATAGTGGTATGCTTGGTCGTCACGAACATGCTTATTGCTTCGTTTTGTATTATCTGTGTACCCCGAAGTATAAAACCTTCTTGGGTAATTATTAGCATACAATACTATCCCACCTAATGCATCACCAGTAAGATCAAAATCATCGAACTTTATATACCCTTCATTATAATCACGAGGCAACCCATTAAAACTATTTGTCTCTGGTAAGAAAACCTCATTTCTTTTCAACTCAAATGTAGTTGCGTCATAAACACGACACATATACCTATATAACACATATATCTCATTCTTATCAGTATAACATGCCATACCATCTTTTGATGTCGAATATGCATCTCCAAACACACCATAGTCATGAATATGTTCATCTGTAATCTCTACCATCTTAGGTAACGCCAATACTTTTCTGTCAATTGTACCTGAATTTATGGTATAGTTTAATAAATCTGTTGTGAATGATTTCAAATTACCATCACCATTCTTCATATACAATGCGACATATGCATTACCTGTGATCACATTACTTGAAATCCCTGAATTAAGTTCTATCCATACTGACCAACTAACACCATTCCATGTAGCATAATATGTTTGTATTTCATTTAACGCATTTCTTACAACTTTTAACTTACCGTGTGGTTTTGTTTCGTCGATATCAGTAACATGTACAAGTGTTGTAGAAGTTGGGTTGATAGTGTCATAAGGATCTACATTACTAATATCATAACTTTCAACATTAAAATCATATGTAGAAATATCTTCATTTATACTATCATAATCAAATGAATGTATATCTGTTTCATGAAACGTGAAATTACTATATGCAATATATGAATCTATTTCAGTATTATTGTCATTTTCTGTTCGATATACAATTCTAATATTTGTTACATTAGGTGGTATGCCAATATACGGTGATGTATGCCAAACAGTATCATTATATAATGGACGCCAACTAAACCTTGAAACACCCTGTACATAAGTATATGCATAATTATTATCATCATTACCACTATCAAGAATGTTATGTTTGTAATCATATGAAAAAAATCTAAATTCCTCAGAGGGAGGAAACTCTATCTCCACATACGAATAGTCATATACATCATAATGATAAAGGGATGTGACATTATTCTGAATATACGTTCTCTCTCCATCAACACCCATCTGCCATTGTGGTGTACTCCAACTATTATACAATTTAATTTCTGTTCCTGTCATAACACCAGAATCATATGTCCATGATGCTTCATTTGGGTTATTAACATCAATAACATCACCATCAGAAAAACTAGACCCTGTGACGGGATTAATATCAAACGATTCCAGTACATAAGTTGATGTTATATTATCAACATTACCCGCCCATTCTACAGAATCAACATCAGATGATGTGGTAAATCCTATATATCTTCCGGGTAAATGTCCTGATAATATTGGTGATTCATCGTAAATATCAGATGTGTCCATTACAGACAATCCTATTGACTGACCACTTAAAAATGGTTTAATGTTATCTAACTCAATTTCTATGTCAAACTCACCATCTTCTATCATAAATCCATACAATGTTGATGATGAATCCAAAAATCCTCCTGTGGATGACAGTAATCTACTACAAGAACTTAATTTTAGTGAATCAACACCCTTTACATACTTTGACCCATTTAACTGTCTGGTTTTTGACCAACATCTATAAGATGAGTATATATCAACATCACCAGTAACTCCATCAACAACTACATTATTAACATCAGTTAATCCATCAATTGACATTATTTGGGTACAATCATCAGACACCAATATGAAACTATCAGTTGATTTGTTATAATTACCCCATACAACATTAGTATTTGATTGAACATTTGTACCAAGTTGTTTACCAAAATCGGTAATCCACCAATCTTCCCATAACTTTGTTGTCATATCCAACATTTTGTATTGTGGTGAAGAACTGTCAAGTTGGGTTAATATTTTTGGTGACCCATTGTAATCTATCATTTGTGCATGATAAACATCACGTTGATCTGGGGTATCAACTTCATATGTTGTATAATCAGAGTACATATTATTTACATCATCGAATTCAAATATTTCAACTAAATATCTTGAGTTGTAGTAAGGATGCCCTTCATGTACCTGACACACATAATCAGTTATATCATCATGTATAACATACCCACCTCTGTTAACATCACCAATGTTATTATATTCATCAGAATCAAGATCATACATCAACAACCCACTTGGTGGTGCATATTTATACGTTGAACTTGATCCTCTCACCAACAACTTCCTACCAAATCGAACCATAGTCTCAAGATTTCTTGTTCCATTATTGTGGTAATTTGAACTACCAGACTCAGCCAACATAAAATCATACGCCCCTGATTGTCCATATACATATGATGAATTAGTTATATCACCACCATCTATAGGATAAATAGAAATTTTATTTGAAGCCTTCCAACTAAAATCATCTGAAGTTGTTGATCTCAAATCAACTGCCTGCCACCAACCAGAAGGTATCGCTTCAAGTGAACTATCAAAATATGCCGCAGATGACCAACGATTTTTTATCCATGTTCTTCCCGCATATTTACCTTTAAACTTTGTCCATCCACCCCAATTGTATACACCTATCCCTGTTATCGCACTATATGCATATGAGCTCAGACTACCAGAATCCCCCAAAGATTGATTTTTGACATGTCTTCTATATTTTGTTGGTGATATTGTTGGATCAGACCAGTTACTTGACAAATTTATACAATCTCCGGTATAACCATAATACCCAAGCAATTCTCCTCTATTTTTTGTATTCAACACTGTGAGTATATTATCTCTACATAGAGTATAATAATCGTTTTGTCCATTATATACAGAATTTTTGGTTTGAAATGGAACAAACTCTTTCCATCTATCCACCTCATATGATGATATTCCAGTAGAAAATCCAACATCAACATACACATAGTAATAAACATATAGTATCTGACCTTCTAATTGGGTGTATGGTTCTGTTAATGTCGTACAACAATACGCAGATGTTCCCGTACTACTTGCAGCCAAACCTATTCTATTAAAAGTTCTGTTTGCCGATGCAAATACACCACCAAATTTATGTCTATTATATGCCGATTCCCATGTTCTCGACGGTGTTGTTGAAGTGACACGACCAACATCAATGGCAGTGGTTCTGTATGTATATTCAGTAACCTCATCGTTAACTAGAATCATGGATGCACCTAACCCATTAATGAAATTAGTTAGTCCTTGGTCAAACCACATATTAGACTGTTTGTGACTATATATTTCCTCACCCGTTAGTTCATCTACTACTTTAAATTCAACCTCACCTCTCATACTTGGTGACATTTGTGTTGTTATATTATCAAAATTATCTATCATATATTTTCTCCTTTAAAGTATAAAGTTTCCGTAGTAATTTACTATTATTAATTCCGTGTCTTCGTTTGATATCAAATAACCAAAATCACTACTTGTAACCAAAGATGGTGATTCAATTTCCGATGTATACAATTCAGTAAAGAACGATATTACCTCAACCCTTGTGTTATATGCAGTCAATCCAAAATCCGAACTTGTACTTGTAACAGTTGTATTTATGTTTATTGGATCAACAGAAGAAAAAGAATTTGTTACACTGTCATTCGGGAATGGTTGTAAAAACACAGGTCTTGTGTTATACCTAACATAATCTACACTACTATCAATTCCTGACGTAACAAAAGGATGATAATCTATACCAGTAGTCTGATAACCAGAATTTATAGTAACACCAATACTCTCAAGTTTTTCGTGTGGAGGAAACACTACAGCATAATTTCCGGTTATTGTATACTCTGTATCAGGTTTTACATCCAGATATAATAATAATAAATCATCAGTTTCACCTATTAAAATACCTTCTTCGTATATTTTATATGATGTTCCATAGTCTACGGCTGTTAGTGATGTTGTTGTGGCAACCCACTTAAACTCTATACCCTCAACAACGAAACCGGATGGTGGTGGTCTTCTGGTTAGAGGTGAATATGTAAATAATGAATCACCACCAGAAGAATGTTTAACTCCATCAGGAGAATACAAACCACGATCCAAATCAATATCAACACTTGATGTTTCCCATGGCAATAAACCATCCCACAAATCAACTTCTTGTTGTTTAATACCAAGAACAACATCAGTATACAGAACATCAACTTGTTGTGACTTCTCATTAAATATATACTCCAATACTACATAATCACCATCACGTGTAGGGGAAGCACTTGTACCGTCAACCAGTATAAACGCATCAGTAAATGTATCACTGTCATTTGAATATATTGTTGAGTATATAGAGTTATCTTTTTCAATAAAAACTATAGTTTCATTGGTATCCGACCATTCTAATAATGAATATATGATTCCTGCATCACTAAGGTCTTTGAATAGGTCTTTTGTTAATCTTTTATATAACATTAATACTCACCCCAAACGATAGATCCATATACTTCACTGACCGCACAATCAGATGTAAATCTATAAATGTACATCATACCATCATCACCATAATACGATATATCGGTTCCATCAGGTATTCTTATCTCACCACCATTCATACTAAATACTGGAGCATTTATTCCATTATGAACTATTTTTAATATCAACACCCAATTCAAATCTGTTGGTGATGTATCTGGTAATTGTATATTAACGTCACCTGACATTGTTAGTCTTTGTACATTTCCTTGTGATATGTATATAGGAACATCACCACTAACAGACCCCAAATCGTGTTCTGTTTCTGTATAACCACCTATAGACATATTATTATCGTCTATCCAGTTAACAGTATCAAACACCAATGATTGTCCAACAACAGGATTTGTTGTTGTCACGTCTCCTATATCGGTAATACTTAATATATATTCTAATGTGTTTTCCCAAACACTACCGGTATACACAAGTAATTGATTTTCGACTTCACTTTCCAAAGTAACATCTAATAGATCACCAACAGACAGACCATTCAATAAAGGTAGAATAACACCTGTTTTTACGTGATCAAATGTTGATGTTTTACTAATACCTTCTTGTCTTACTATAAAAATCTCATCACCAACCAATGTTCCTGCTGGTGTATATTCTGTTATGTCATAAAACTTAGCCATTATTCCTCCCTACAATGTTAAATTGATTCTATTAAATCAAACGTCCCATATACCTGAGACGAAGAGACATCAGAAGTAAACCTGAATATAGTCAAATCTCCATTTTCACCCATATCAGTTGGTGATATTCTCTTATACCAAATCAACTCTCCATCATCAGAACTGAAAGTTGGTATATTAGATCCATCAAACAACACTTTCAAAACTAACGTCCAACTATAACCATCTTCTGGTAATGGAGGAAGGGTAATATCCAACCCTCCTGTGATCTGCAATCGTTGTACATTACCCAACGATAGATCTATAGAATATGTACCAGAGTGCATTCCCAAATTCGTCTCTGTTTCCTTATACCCTTTGAGTAGGAGACTATTACTATTAGACCATAGATCATCGTTCACAACCAAGATTTGACCCTTTGATGGAGTAACAGTTGTAACATCTTGTAGTTCGTTTATACTTTCCAAAACGATTTTATTGTTTACCCACACATCACCAGAATAAATCAACACATCACCTCTTGATATATTGGTAATTGTAACATCTGATAATTCTGATATACTCATTTCTGACAACAAAGTTGATAATATACTACCAACTATCGACGAGAAATTTGTTGTTCTACACGTATCTTCTTTATGTATAATAAAATACTCATCACCAACTAATTCGTCAGTTAAAGGATATTCTGTTTGATCATAAAATTTAGCCATTTTTGCTCCCTATTAATCCAAAACTGTTATAGAATATGTATACACAACACCATATGTACCAAAGATCATTTCACCAGTTATAACCTCTTCCCCTTCAGCGGAAACAACAAAATAATTATCAGACATAGCAACAGCAGAACCAAACCAATCATAATAACTGGTACTATATTCATTTGGAGAATCTATTGTTTTTATCAATTCTCCTGTCAAGTTGTCAAATAGATAAGCCTTTCCTACTGTGTTATAGGAAGAATCATCCTCGTACGAGGCACCAACTACTGTATATAAATTATTACAACTAACTGACCCACCAAAGTAATCACCATCACTTGTTCCGTATGCATTTGGATTATCTAATGTATGTAACAACTCCCACGTAGAGGTAGAATAAATAAACGCTTTACCTGACTCATCACCACCAGCATCACTCTCTTCTGATCCAATTACACAGTAATCACCTGACATCGAAACTGACCTACCGAAAGAATCGTATAGACTCACATCATATGCATTGGGATTAATCAATGTATGTAACAACAAACCTGTTGTCGTACTAAACACATATACCTTACCAGAACTACTTTCTGGTTCGTCTGCATTAGGACAACAAACAACAGCATAATCATCTGACACAACAACCGACTCACCAAATCTGTCATATTGACTCTGGGATAATACATTAGGATTATCTAATGTATGTAGTAATCCACCCGTTGATGTATCAAATATATACGCTTTTCCTGTATCAGATTGACCAACATCATCCTCACTCCAAGCACTAACTAATGTGTATAAATCAGTGCAACTAACCGAATACCCAAATTCATCATTTGTGCTTGTTCCGTATGGATTTGGATTATCTATCGTGTGTAATAACTCCCATGTAGATGTTGAATATACATACACTTTACCCGATGATGATCCATCAATATCATCTTCTCGATAAGCACTACACACAGCATATGAATCTGATAATGCGACACTCCAACCAAAATGATCATAATAATGGGTTCCGTATGGACTAGGATTTTCTAATCTAACCAACAGATCACCTGTTGTGGTGTCATAAACAAAAACGCTACCAGATTTCTCTTCCAATTCGTCATTTTCTGTTGGAGCACCGACCAAAGTATAATCATCATTTATCGCAATAGATGTTCCATATGCATTTGAATCAATATTAGCCAAACCACCTTCATTTGGATTTGCTATTGTAAGTAAAGTGTCACCTGTCACAGCATCAATTTTATAAACAACACCAGAATACTCACCTTGTGCATCGTCTTCATACTTTGCACCAGAAATAATTTGGTCACCTACCAGACCAACAGACCAACCAAAAAGATCACCGTCCATAGTAAAGTTTGTATTAGGATTTTCTAAAGAATGTGACAAATTACCTGTCACTACATCAAATATGTAAACAGCCCCAGAACTTGTTCCGTCAATACTATCTTCATATGGAGCACCTACTACAGCATATGTATCAGATATTGCAACCGAAGTTCCATAAAAATCACCACTTGGTGTGTTATATAGATTTGGGTTAGTGAGTGTATGTAACAAATTACCTGTTACATTATCAAATACATACGCCACACCTGACTCATATCCAGTTGCATCTCTTTCTTGATTGGTGCCAACTATACTATAAGAATCACTTATAGAAACTTGTTTCCCAAAATCATCACCATAACTCGTACCATAAGAAGTTGGGTTATCTAATGTGTGAAGGAATCCACCTGTAACTGTATCAAATATATATGCTTTACCTGCGCTGGTTCCACCCGCATCATCTTCGAAAATCGCACCAACTATACAATATGTGTCTGTTATTGACACCGAAACACCAAACTGATCACCAGCAACGGTTCCATAGGCATTTGGATTATCTAATGTATGTACTAAATTACCGGTTAAATTGTCAAAAATATATACTTTACCTGAACTTGTCCCACCTGATTCATCTTCATATTTCGCACCAACTGCACAATATGTATCTGATATTGCAACGGCATATCCATAATAATCACCTGATGTCGTACCATATGCATTTGGATTAACCAGATTGTGTAGTAGTTCACCTGTCGTTGTACTGTAAACATAAACGGCTCCTGTATACGTACCACCAGAACCATCTTCTCCATAAGCACCTACTATCGCATATAATTCAGATATTCCAACAGAGTAACCAAAATAATCAGCATATGGTGTGTTATATATATTTGGGTCAGACAATGAATGTAATAATTCACCTGTTGTAGAATCAAATATATAAGCCATTCCAGATGAATTTGCACTTGACGCACTAACAATATCTTCTTCCCATGCACCCGATATGATATAACTACTAGAAAATCCAACAGCAGCACCAAAAGAATCTCTAGTTGACGAATAATATTTCAATGAATCTGTGTTAGAATAGATATAATCAAATTCTGTTATTTTCTCATTACCAGAAATCCAAGCAAGTGATCCATACACATTATCCAAAAATGCATCAGATAAAAATGTGTATATCAATGTGTTATCTCTTTCTGTTGTGATCGTAGGTAAAATACCTCTTGACCACATAAGTGTACCATCTATAGACTCAAATGTTGGGATAGTTGATGAATTACACACAACCTTTACAGCGAATCCCCAATGCTCGTTTATTGGTGGTAATGATGGAAGTCGTAACGTCAGTCCACCAGACGAAACAACATTTTGTACGTTACCGTTGTTTAGATCTATCTCATACGTTCCTGTTGTAACAGGAATGGTATACTCAACTTCGGTAGAACCACATAGAATTGGATCGTTTCCGTTTACCCAATCATAACCGTTCCATATTAATGTCTGTCCATCTGTTGGTGTGTGTATTGATACATCACCAACAACAACCCCTAATTTTCCAATGGATGATTCACCGTTTGTATAAACACTACCATCAAACAACAATATATCACCGTAAGATGGGGTTACAACCGTTACATCATAGAAATTACTAATAGATAGTCCGTCCAACATCGGTACAACTACATCAGAAACTATTTGGTCAACTGTGACAACTTTTGTCACATCATCTTGGTATATCATGAAACTCTCTTCACCAAGTAATACATCTGTCTCAGCGTAAGTGTTTCTATCATAAAACTTTGCCATTATATATCTCCAATTAATCGTATAGATATTCTTCTATGTTATCTATTAGTGGTTCACCTGTATGGTCTAATAATATACCATCTAGTATTTTAGCTTCCTTCTTAATCCTAAAATGGGTCACAAAATTCATACCCTCTGGTTTGTAAATACCACTAAGTTTGCTGTAAACTATCCTTGTTCTATTAATTCTTTTTACACGATTATTTATCAATTCCACACCGATTATTTTGTAATCTCGGATACCTAATTGTTCAATAGCTTCTGAGGTAGCCGTAAATGTATAATAATAATTCTTGTCATCCATTTCCTCAAGATCAGTGGTACCTGACACAAATGGTCTATAATCTGGGTTATATGGATCAAAGTAATGTATTGTTTTATCCTCTTTACCAACCATCATTGCGATTGCGTCTTTTGAACCTTCAACAAGACTTGTGAAAACTTCATCATCTGTCTCTATTGATAGTCTCCACTCAACATCCATCATGACACCATCGGCACCTATCGGACAAATACCAAAGAATGACACAACATCACCAACTGGACTTATTGCGGCAAATCCAAGAAATGGTATCAACAAATCATCAATATCAAGTGATTCACCCAAAGGATTAACATTGTCTGTTGGACACCAAAGGATTGTGACCTGTGGTAATCCAAGATCATCCAATTCATCCAACAGAACATGTGTTGGTTGAACCAAATCATTGTCTGGGTTGTAACAATTCACCTGAAATATATTAGAATCTAATGGGTGATCAATTTGCCATGCAATCCATTCCTGACCTTCATATACATAATCTGTTGTTATCTTTGAAACATCATCGAATATCCAGACTTCCTCTGTTACCTCAACATCATTAACACCATCATCATCAGCATCATCATAATATGTTAATGTTAAAGCCTCATGTACATATGCCTGTGAATTTGGATAAACACCGTCGATTTGGTTTGTATTAACGTCAATACTTATACCATCTTGTGGGAAATACACGGTATTTTCTTCGTCACGTACTTGTGTAATCACCTCTCTACGATTCAAACCATGTCTCATTCGTATGGAAGTAGGTGACACATAAACCCCACTTGGTGTTGATTTGGATAATAACACTACACCGTTTGTTGGTCTATCAAACCTAACCAACACAGTATTTTTATCTATAACTTGCACAAACGATGGTACTTGTTTGTTAAAGTTCTGATCATATGATGTGATAATAAGGTCTTCTGTAAACAATGTATGTCTAACAGACCAACTATCAAATTCTTCTCGTTGAATGTGTATAAAACTTTCACTATCAAATTTTAAGTTTACATTTGAATACGAAAGACTTTGTGTTGTATTTGGTCGTTCATATAATGTATACACCTTTCCAGTTAAATCACAATAAGGAGAATAAATTATATTATATTCCGCATGTCTATTTACTGGTCGTTGTTGTTCCCAATTCTTATACAAAGCAATAGACATTTCTTTAGGAAGTATCTCAAATGTAGTGAATGGTTCAACACTTAAATCAAGTTCTGCCTTGAAATGTGGAGACAACATTTTACCATCAGCGGCAAGATATCCTTCTGGATAGTTGGCTGAGTTATATTTCGAATACCAGAAGTCACCAGCACCTTTAGACCCATCAGGTCCAGTTTTACCATACAATCCATAATAGATATAATCCTCAAATACAACTTCTGGTGTATATGTTTCCATTGATGGTAATGAATAAATTTTTACACTACTTGACATTTATAATATTCTCCCGTTTATTTCATATAAAACTATAATGGAACAGGTCCAGTTGACTCGGATATGTTGTGTGTAAATCCAAAGAAAGTGTTTGATATCGCAACCTGACCCGCCAGTTCCGTATCAAAGTCATTGTCATCAGTATCTTCTATAACCATGATCAGTTCCCATGTAGATGTGTCATAAACATATGCTTTACCTCTATGATCATAATTACTTGTATATGCATCTGGGGAACCAATTATCGCATGTGTATCTGATATTGCAACAGATGATCCAAAATAATCTTTGTATGTACCCTGTATGTTTGTATTTTGTATTGTCTGTACCAACAAACCAGTAACAACATCAAATATATACGCTGCTCCTGCATTATATGAATCACCAACCCCTTCTTCATAGTGAGCACCAACTATCGCATATGTGTCTGATATATCAACAGACCACCCAAATTCATCATAATTTGGTGTGTCTTGGTCGTTTGGATTTTCAATTGAATGTAATAATGCACCTGTTTTAGTGTCATAAATGTAAACATAACCAGAAGTCAAACCTTCTCTATACGCACCAACTATTGCATAATTATCTGTTATTCCAACACTCCAACCAAAATAATCATATTCATACCCTGAACTACCTCTTGGATCTTCAAGTGACCACAACAATGTACCAGTATTGACATCAAATATATATGCCGCCCCAACATACCAATGATTCAACTGACTTTCTTCGTATGCACCAACGATCAAATAATTCTCTGATAACGCAACACTTGTACCAAACTCATCTGAATCACTTGTATCAAACATATTGGGATCATCTAACGTATACAATAATTCCCCTGTTGATGGATTAAATACATATACTTTACCTGCATATGAACCATCGGCATCATCTTCCATCCACGCACCGACTGCGGCATGTGTGTCAGTTATAGCAACACTATGACCAAATTCGTCACGATCAGGTGTGTCATATCCATTCGGGTTAATTAATGTATGTAAAGTTTCTCCTGTTTCATTTGAGAAAATATACGCTCTACCAGAATTATATGCATCTTGATCGTCACCTTCGGCACCACTTATGGTATATAATGAAGAAACATCAATGTCTACACCAAAATAGTCAGTATCAACATCAGCAGGGTTATCAAATGTTTGCATCAACTCAAACCCCTCACTACCAGTTGTTATTGGAGCCACATCATCATGCCATCTTTCCAACACATTAAATATATTTTGTGAGTTTCCACAAAAAACACTGTAAATAATATACATTGAAGCATAAGTACCTTTACGTTTCATCAACCATATCAACTCATCGGCATATTCTCTATAGGCATCAACAAACCATGCTGGTATAATGTCTGTCTTTGGTGCATCATACAGTGTAGGAATGTAACCAAGATATTTAGGATCACACTCTCTACCATCACGCAACGACCAAATATCTTTAAGTAATTGATAACCCTCTCCATATACTTGATCAAAATACGTATCTAAAAATTCAACCAAATTAGGTGTTCTGTTATTTTCAGGTAGTGCCGCCTGAACCCAATCCTTCAATCCATTAAAAACGACATGGTATCTGTTTGGGTCAGATACATTATCCTTTGGTGAAGTAAAAACTTCCCCGAAATACAAAAATCTCTTGTCTGTATTGACATAGTTTCTAACAACAAAATCGATTTCATATTCTGTCTCGTAATAATCCTCAGCAAATTCTTTCATCCAATCGTGGAATGAACTATCCTTTCTGAAATATAATTCAACACCATTTTGGAGGATATCATCAATCTGCAAATTACCCCATTTAATAGGGCTTATATCAAATTCATAATCTTTTGTCTGGATACTAACAAACTCACTGTCATAATATGGTTCATCAGCTCCATCATCAGAATCATATACTGTAGTATCAGAACCATCCATTGTAATAGTACTAACTTCAACTAAATCAAACCTAAAGTACTTCTTTTCCTCTGGATCTTCGTATAATGGTTTTAGTCTAACAGGAACAAAACCGTATTCATCAAGTTTGGCATACATATTTACATATGATCCACCATCAACAACGATTTGACCGTAGTTATCACCACCTCTCAACAATCCAGCATGAGGCAATGATGTATCAGAATAGTACATTGATACTGGTGACCTATCCATCCAAGCATTCCACACAACATCATTACCTTCAAACTTAATAGCATCATCGGTAACAGAATCAAATTCTGTGTGTCTATCCAACGTATTTGTAAGTTGTGTACTTGTCTCTATGCTTGTCTCACCACCAACCCAAATGACATCTGTAAACGAAACTCTGGTGTACATATTTACAACATCTGGAAGTATGTACTCTGTGTCTGCTGGAGAAGTAATTACTTTCATGAAGTCTTTTAGTATAAAATAGGGAGAATCTGAAAATCTACTCATATATTATCCTTCGTTAGTGAATGTACAGAAGTCCGAAGCCAACTGTGGAAATTGATTGTACCCTAACGCTATTGGTTGTAATGTATTATACGTTGTATCTATTGTATTCTTTCCGTATCCAGTGTTTTCGTAATGTGGGAAATATCCCGCCACGTTCTCTGGATATATATACATTTCATCTGGTACGATAGAACATGTCTCATCCCAAGTACCACCAAAATATACACATCTTGACTCGGTGTCTATAGTTTCCAGTGTAGATGGGTCACGGTAAATTAGAATATCTCTAATGACCAAACTTGAAATACCTCTAATCATATCAAAATTGTCTGTAGATGAAACATTATTAGTATCCATTATATAATTGTAAACATCCCTAAAGTCAATAGTTTCACCAAATGACCTGTTACTGTTCTGGAAGTAGTATATTAATTTATTCTTCACAACTTCTTTGACTTTTACAAAACTATAAGTTCTGTTTACCCTCAAACCGATATCAAATCGGAAGTAGATTAATTCAGGTAAAACAAACTCCTCCCATATACCCAACATCTTACGTGGCTCTAAATATTCCAAAATCTGTGACTGCCATAACGGATTATATACTGAACTACCCACCGTTTCAACCCAAGCACCAACCTTAACGGTAACACCACCAGTATCACCACCAACCCATTCAACCATATCACCAGTAACCCACAGGTAATCTCCTACCAAATACCCACTACCACCTTCTGATACGGCTGTTATTTCTGCGTTACCATTTAAAACCACAACTTGTACTGTACACCCAACACCCAAACCATCTGTTACCGTAACAACATTGTCATAGGTTCCATCAATCAGAGTATCCAGACCGGTTTTGGCGAATGATTTATCCCCAAAAGTTTCTACATCAGTGTCGTAGGTTTCTATTGGATACTCCAAAGTTTTTAATGTTGTTGTTAGGTTACCACTGAAATCATCACTAACATCAACATCAACCAAGTTGATATTTCCACTAACACCAGTATCCCATTCCGTGGGTATCAATGCAACATATGCCCTATTGTAATATATAGAGTTTACATCATCATAATTTTGTTCGTGTTCACCCCATACATTAGCAACGGTTATATCACCTCTCGACTCAAGGTTTCCTTTGTAATCTTTTTTTGTAACATTTCTAAGTTGTGAGTGTGAGTATGATTGACCAGCCTCTTTCAGTTCACTTAGTACCTGTGCGTTTGATCCACCAACAGAAGCATTATAATTAACAACAGTATATCTATCCTCTGGTATCACTGTTGGTTCCGCAGTAGAAATATTTGACAAGAATGCAACATCATCTACTCCCAATATGGTGTCAACTACTGGTTTATTTGAATCACCGAAAACAAGTTTTGCCACTTTTCCATTCAAACCCAAAGTTTTTATTGGATATATCTTTATAACCTCATCATCTGTTGGGACATTTCTATTTGAAGAAAATGAAATAACTGTTCTCTTATACTTGTCATAATATAATACATACACATTCTCTTCGTCACCACTAAGACCTGAAATGTCATCAAAGAAGTCTGATATTCTTATCCATGCAGTTTCTTCTGACCCGACAGTAACCAATAATGAATCAAGGGTGTCTTCGTATGGATAAACACCCATATCATAGTCAACCAATGGTAATACGATCTGGTTTGAAATCACATCCTCACCTGTATACGTCAATGGTTCTTGTAATGGAACACCTTGTTTCATTACAATATCAAATTCAACATACTCATATGTAGTCTCAAGTTCTTCGTCATAGTCTGTGCGGAGATTTGTATCAGTGACATCATATATAAAATCTTCTGGTAAACAGTAATATATACTGTTTCCGTCATCATCAGATAGACCGGTATTAATTTTAAACCATTTCGGTATATATAGTTGACTTCCTTGTTCAAAATATCCTATAGTTTGATCATCATTTCTTCTTCTCACCCTCACAGTCAACGTAACCTCCGATGACACAAGACCAGAAGGAACATATCCTTGTTGTCTTGTAAGTGAATGAACAACCTCATATATATTAGCTGTTTCTAAATGAATATTTTGCGCCAATCTATTTGTGTAATATGTATTAAGATCTCCTACATATGACAACAATTCCATCAACAATGTAATGTTCGCACCTTCAAAATCATAATCCTTGAACGTGGCTGTTTTACTAAGAATAGATTTCAATCTGGTAACCAGTGTTTCAAAATCGGCTTCTGTATATTTTGGTACTAATCCAAAGTCACTCATAATTATTTCGCCCTTATAATGTTAGTTATTGTTTGTAGACTATCAGCATTACCTGTATTACCGACATAGTAGTTCAAATTCACTTCATACGAATTGTTATCTTCGTCGGCAACAACTTCCAGACCTTCTATGATTATACGTGTTTCCCATCGTTCTATTGCAGACCAAATCATTTCCGCCAATCTACCAGCAGTATATTCGTCAATAGGTTCAAATAATAAATTGTATATCGGGAGAGCAAATTCAGGTTTCATTCTCCTACTTCCCTGCATTGTTTGGAAGATGTTGGTCAGTGAATTAACGATTGCATTATTGTTTGTCATATCAACAACGTCGCCATTATTTTTCTTTTCTAATTTTATATCTATATCTTTCCAGTAAGTTGTTGTCATTTAATACCTCTACTATATTTATTAAAAAAATGATGGTGGTGTAGGTGTTTTCGGAATAGAATCTTTAGCTGTCTGT